TCAACCTCTTGTGCCTGGGGATCATCCTGGGCCATGCCAAGGCGGGCGCTGTCGCCTGCCTGATCGTCACCTGCGTAATCGGAGTTCATAACCTGAGGAAATGGGAACCATAATGGGTTTGTCACCAAACGGAACTGGAAAGACCAAGGCGTATTTGAACCGTGATCGCGCTCAGGACACCGCCGATCAGCTTCAGGCTGTCATGCCGGGCTGGACGTTGGCGGTGCTGCCGAGCCCCGAGAAGGCCGATATGTGGGGTGTGAGGGCCGAGCGGTTTTTCTCGGATATCAACGAGGATGGCGCTTTGCCGCCTATTGATAGCCGACGGCCGCTAATGCTGATCGAGTCCACCTGTTCTCAGGCTTTAGCTGAGAACGTGGGCCGCGTTCAGGTTCTCTGGCTTAAACTGAACGGGCTAATGTATCTGCCCAAGGAGAATGAGGAATGAAGGACGTTTTGGCCCTTGCGGCGATCCTGGCCTTTGTGCTCTTTGTAATGGGCGTCTTGAGTTTAGCGCTGCCACTCTAAAGGAGGAATTATGGAAAAGATTTATGGCCCCACCCGCCCGGTGTTCGGCATTACTGAGCCTGCCAGCGTGAGCCCGTTCACGCACATAATGTTGAAACCAGTAACAAAAACAGGTTCCTGCGTGAACGAACACGCGGAACCTGAGCGGGCAGTGCAGAAGAATGTCAAAGAGCTGTCTGAGCTCCTTGATAGCACAAACTGAGAACATGTCAAAGGAAAAAATGATCATGAGCAAGGAAGCTTTGTCTCTCTTCGGCGGACTGGCGATTTTCGCCTTTGGAAGCGCCGTCGCCAGCTCGGGACAAGTGGCCCTTGGATGGGCTATCGCCATAGTCGGCGTGGGTATGGCCCTGGCCTTGGGCAACGCCGCTGAGCAGGAAGGCCGGGCCGAATGGGAGCGTAAGCGCCTTGAGGCTTTGCAGGAAGAACGCGACCTCTGGCGTTAGTCGCTTGCCAGAGATGCGACAGAACCCTCTTTCTCGTCAGCTCGCTGAAGGGGAAGGGGGTCGATGTCGATCACATCAAGTCGCCGAGACGGCGCTGCCAGGGCGTTCTGGCCGCGTCTCTTCTCCAACTGTTCGAGGGCGTCCCCAAATCCAACATTCACGTTGACGTTGGATTCGGAGTTGTTCCCGTAAACTGTCGGATTCAGCTTGGCTGCAGCCCATTGGCGGGCCTTGATCATGTTTGCCGCCTGCCCGGTGGCGATCTTCGAATTATCGGCGATGCTGATGGTTTCGTCCACCAGATGATGGGCGCCGATCGCTTTGGCTACGGCGTGCGCCGCGGCGAACTCTTTCGACGTTCTCAGGTATTGCGTCACCAGACGCTTGGCGCGGGCGCTATCCACCTGGAAGCGCGTGCTCTCGTACTTGGCGAGAGGCTGGCCATTGCTGATCCAGTCGAGGATGTCATCCAGGATGGGCTGTACGCTCGTACCGTCCCTCGTCGGGCGGCCGAATGAGCGCATGACGATAGGAGGCGGCGTCTGGACGTTCTCAGGACTGACGCCAACCCAACGGCACAAGAGCTCGATCTCGTCAGCCAAGGCGCTGTAGTGGTTTTCGATGTCGAGAATCACGTGGCCGCCGACGCCTGCCTCTAAGCCAGCCTCTCGACGCGTGGCGCTGCCTCTCTTCTCCCTGACGAGATCGCCAAGGATAGGGAAGGGATTCGCCTTATCGAATTTGACTCTCAGGCGCATCCGAGAGCTGGCTGTTGGTGCTGGAAAGCGTCGGCGCATGGCGTTAACCCTGGAGAGCGGGATGAGCCGGATCTGCCTGGGGCAGAATGGTGGGCTCGGCAAGGGCTGCGCCCGTGACTTCGAGAGGAAGCACCGCAGTCTCGATCTGAGCCGTGAGGGCGGCGTAGTCCTCTTCCTTGATTTCCGGCGCCGCAGGTGAAGCGGCCAGGAGGCTGCCGATCTGAGCATGGAGCTCAGTGATTTTGGCGTCCTTCTCCCCGATCAGCGTATTCTGATGGGTAATGGTCGCGACGGCCACGGCGACTCTGTTCTTCAGCTTGTCGAATTCGAGACTCATGTCTGCTCCAGCGTGATGGGTGAATAAGGCCAGGAACTTTGGAAGGTGCATATCGACCTCAGCTTACTCGATGACGGGCTATCCCTCAAGGGGAAACTCCTCCGGTATATACTTTTATGGCCGCAAATGGCAAACTCCATCCATCGCAAACGATGAACAGGAGGCCGATATGGCCATAAAAAGAGTTGGCAATGTCCGCCTGCCGGGCAATGAGTCGAATGTCTGGAGCGTCGCTGCTCCCAATCATATTCTGCCGGGCGACGTGATGTCTGGCGCGCCTGCTTACGGTGGCCAGTCGATGCGCGAAGCTCCTGGCCCGATCATCACTGAATCCGAGATGGTGGCTGTAGAGCCCAAGGAAGCCCGCACACGGGCGAAGAAGCCTAAGCCCTCGCCATCACCCAAGAAACGGAAAGCGCCGCGTGTGCGCCCCGTGCTGCCTCCTGACGCCAAGCGCTTCGTTGTGCTGCCGTCGAAGGAGGAAGCGAACCGGACGGCCATCAATCTCCGCATACCGACCAAGCTGCTCCATCACTATAAAACGGGCGGCAAGGGGTATCAGACGAGAATGATAGCAGTTCTGGAGCTGTTCGTCGAGGAAGGAGGAGAGTTTATCGAAGTATAGTTAGACTAAAGGCGTAGGGACAGGGAGCCCTGGGGGTGGTACAGTGCTGTTGTAGTGAGGAGACGATATGTCAAAATACATCAAAGTGAAGGAGAACGGCCAGGAGCTCTTTTCTCTCAAAGACATACCCGAGTTTAAGATCACCCACAAACTCGACGAAATCGTGGCCTTTAACATCTTTAGGGGCCACGGCAAAATAACCAAGAACCAAGCCATCAGGCTTGCAGTCCATTTTTATCATCGAGCACTAAAGGAGACCTTCAATGACAATGATGAGGCCATTCACCCGGTTCGCGCATGGATCGATGAACACTCTGACGTCGGCGACGCAGATCAGTGACGAAGAGCTGATGGCCTTTGCGCCGTCGATCTTCAAGACTGAGAAGCACGAGAAGCGTGGAGCCAGCTACGTCCACGTGCCGACGTCTCTGGTTCACGAGAAGATGGTGGACGCTGGGTTCTACCCGGTGAAAGTGGTCAAGCAGCGGGCTCGTCCTGTCGATCACACGCCAGAGGCTAAGGAGGAGGCGCTGGTCAAGGAAGCCTTCATGAAGCACCTCGTCATGTACCGGCACCCGGACATCTATGATCCGGCCGGGCGGGGCTTCTACGGGCAGGTGGGCTACGTCGGCGACCATGCCGGCCGCTGCTCCATCCAGATGTTCGCCGGGCTCCTGGAGCTTCTGTGCGGCAATGGGCTGATCGCCGGCCGCGTCGCTGAGGCTATCCGCCTGAGCCATGTGCGTTTGAACGTCATGGACGTGATCGAGGCGGCCCTGAAGATGATGGGCTCGATTGGCGTCATCAGCGAGTGGCGTCAGGCGATGATCGACACGCCTATGAGGAAAGGAGCGGCCATCGCCATGGCGGAGGAGGCCCTGCTGCTCCGTTGGGAGAAAGACAAAGCTCCGATCTACCCGATGCAGCTCTTCGAGACGCTCCGCGTCGGCGACACAGACAGCAACCTTTGGGGCGTCTACCAGCTCCTGGAGGAGAACCTGAGGCTGGGCGGCCAGAAGCCCTGGGCGGCCATCGATCGCTACAACAAAGCGTCAGATGAAGAGCGTAAGCTCCTGCCCCGCCCTCGGTCAGTGACCGGGATCAAGGCCCTCGACAGCGGGCTGAAGTTCGAACGGGACATCAGCAATCTGGCTGATGATTGGATGAAGAAGGCGGCTTGAGGCAGCGTTTATCCCCTCGGAGACGGGGGGATAGGCCGTGCCACAACCAAAAGGAGGAAGGCATGAAGAGCTACGAACTGGGTCTGGTGTTCACCGGACACATGATCGACGCGTCTGGCCGCAAGGAGCCTCGGTTCCCGGCGACCATGTATGAGGACGTGAAAGAGTCCATAAGAAAGAGCCTGCGTAATGCTTGGCACGACACTGATGGCGAAATCATCTGCATCGCCAGCGCGGCGAAGGGAGCTGACATCATCTTCCTGGAGGTTGCCCAGCATTTGGGGCTCGACACCATGATCGTCCTGCCCCGCTCCATCGAGGAGTTCATCAAGGGCTCGATCGGTGAGCCTGACCAGTTCTGCTGGGAACGACGGATGAAGAAGGTGATCGACGGGGCTCAACTGTTCACCGCCCTGGCAGGCAATGGCGTCAGCTCGGACTACACCGACGCCAACAACCTCATGGCGCAGTTGGCCATGGATCACGCCGACAAGACCAAGCTCCTGGCGTTCTGGGATGGCAACGAAGGCGGCGTCGGCGGCACGGGCGAATTCTCGAAGTCGTTCCACTCCATGGGCGGAGAGATCGAGGTCATCGACGCCGCGTTCATGCTGAAGGATCACCTGTATAGGCTCGCTGAGCCCACGGTGAGCTACGAATAATTGAAGTCAATTTCACGCCTTCTCTCGGGGAGGCGTGGGATGGACTCCAATGTCCAGACCCGAAACCAAACGGAGATTTCTATGCGTGATTTCTATTCAACCCTGGAGGGCTTAACTCCAGAGGAACAGGACATGCTGCGCAAGAGCGGCGCCCGGAGCGCAGCCAGAAGAGCTGTCGAGACGTGGGCCGCCCCGGAAAAGATGGGCGACTATCAGGCGGCGTTGACGCTGCGGTCAACCAACACAAAGACCGGGCCTATCCCGGTGAGCACCACGACGGCCGACACCTGCGTCGAAGACTGTCCATTCCGTGAGGCGTCCTGCTACGCCCGTGGAGGGCCGATGAGGATCTTCTGGGACGCAGTGACCCGGAAAGAGAAAGGCAAGCCCTGGGATGCCTTCTGCGCCGATGTGAAGGCCCTCCCGAAAGGAACCTTCTGGCGGCACAATCAGGCGGGCGACCTGCCTGGAGACGGCGTGATCCTCGACCGCGACGCGGTGCTGATGCTGGCCGAGGCCAACAAAGGGAAGAAGGGATTCACCTACACCCATTACACCGTGGGGTTTGAGTGGAACGCAGCCATCATCGATGAGGCCAACTATCGAGGCTTCACGGTGAACGTCTCAGCCAATACGGTTGAGCATGCCGACGAGCTGAAGAAGCTGACCACTGCTCCCGTGGTTGTCGTCCTACCGATGGACTATCCTGATAGCGGAGGGCATACGCCTGAAGGACATCGAGTTGTTGTTTGTCCTGCAACAACTGCCAGGAACCTGACGTGCGACACTTGCCGCCTATGCGCCTCGTCGATCAGGAGGACTATCGTTGGGTTTAAGGCCCATGGATGCCGGGCTCGGCAGGCTGAGGCCGTCGCTCGGGGCGAGGTCTGAGTTCTAAGCCTCAGGGGCTGGTGGTTTCCGCCAGCTCCTTTTTCGTCAAAGGAGAATACCATGGATAACGTGATAACGCCAGGGGAACTGGTCGATAAAGCTCAGGACATCAGCGATCGCTGCGACACCATCCAGCTCGTTATGGGCGAGGCCCCAGACGACCTTGAGCGGCTCGACGCTGACGGCGACCTGATGAACAAGGCCATGCAGGTATACGAGGAGCTCGACTTCGCCATGAAACTGGCCGAGCTCAGGATCAAGGCCATCATCCACGAAGCGAAGATGCGGTAAGCCACGCTGTCGGCGTCCAGGTGCGGTCTGGGCGTCGCGAGGGTTGCTTATAGCCCAAATTGTCTATACAAAGGAGATATGCATGGCAGACGCTACGGTTTACATCGCGGTAAACGAAGACGATGATTACGAGGCGGCCACGGACGCGGATACCGCCATCGAGCTCCTGAAGGACAACCATGGCGGCCAAGCCGTCAAGTTGTACGCTCTGAAGCTGAACGACTTGCCATCCCCTTCGATCGAGGAGACGGAGATTGAGGTGAACATCACCCACAGTGTTCTGAGCGGTAAGCCTGTCACCGTGAAACTCACGTTCGAAGATAGCTGAAACAGAAAGGCCGCTCTGGCGAAATACCCAGAGCGGCCCATCAAGGGAAGACAGTTACTATGAACGAAAAACTACACGAACTCGTCGTCGTCGTCAAGAACGGCGAAGGCGTCCCGGTCGTTTCCTCCCTGGAGGTCGCCGACAAATTCGGCAAACGGCACGATCATGTCCTCCGCGACATAGACAACCTTCTCAAAGATGCAACTAGAGAGGTCCCCAATTTTGGGGTTCTATCCTACGTTGCAAAGAACAAGGCAAAAGCCCGGTGCTACGAGATGAACCGGCGTGGGTTCAGTCTGCTGGCGATGGGGTTCACCGGAGCGGCGGCGATGAAATGGAAGTCAGCCTTCCTCGACGCCTTCGAGGCGATGGAGAAGGAGCTGACGCGTCGTCAGAACCCGTCAAGCATGACGCGCCTGGAAATCCTCACCATGGCGATCGAGGCCGAGAAGAAGGTCCTGGCCCTGGAGAGCAGGGTCGAGGTCATGCAGCCCGACGTGGACGCCATCGAACGGCTGCGCGTCACCCCTGGCAGCGTGTCCCTGCAGATCGCTGCCAAGGACCTGAAGATGAATCCTCTGCCGTTCATCAATTGGCTCCACAACATCGGGTGGCTTCACTGGCGGGCTCACTCCAAGGGACGCCGCAGCGTCGCCTACCAGCCGATCCTCGACAAGGGCTGGCTGTGCCATGGTCCTGCCGCCTACGTCGATAGGAGCACTGGCGAGCGGGAGCGGGTGTCGGCCGTCCATGTGACGAACGACGGGATGGTCAAGCTGGCCAAGATCCTCAACGTGCAGCTTGAAGACGCCAGGGCCGAGCATGAGGAAGAGCGGGCCATGGTGAACCGGCTCCGTCATGATGACACCGTCTATGGAAGTGGAGATGACTGATGGGCGTCGATATCAATGCGGTGCTGTATTTCGGGTTCCCGTTCCTCTGGGACGAAGACTACGAGATGGACGAGAAGCTCCATGAGCGGCTGTCCGCCATGGTCGACGAGGATGATGACTCTGTTCCCTATCCCGTGTGCGGGAAGAAGGACGGCAAAGTCAACCTCGGCAAGAGCGGAGACTTCTACAATGGGAACACCGTCAGCTACGTCTACATCATCGGGACGAAGAAGGAGGCTGGCAGGTGGGAACATGCCGACCTGTCTCCAGCCGATATGATGACCTATGACCTGCCGAAATGGCGTCAGGCCCTGCAGGAGTTCTGCACAGTCAACGGCATCCCCTGGGAAGAGCCTGGGTGGAAGATGACGGCGAGGCACAGCTGAAATGAGAAAAGCCCGTCCCTGCATCGTGCTCAGGGGCGGGCTCTTTTTGTAGAACTAATCATGCAGAGAGGGATATAGTATAGATGCTGACTCCTGTCAAGGGTCGTTGTCGTTATCAGGATCGGGCTCGGCAGGGGGTATGTGGTGGGGCTGGTGCTCCGGGGGGACGTCAGCCGGTCCACCGCCAATAAATGCGTCGAAGAGATCTGCTTGGCATGAGCAGCTGTCTTGGCCGCAGACGGGGCAACTCATTCCTCAGCCACCCAATCCTCGGCGAACAGATCGCCAGTGCTCGGAACCCATCCCATGACGAGCTGGTCCTGGGAGTTCTTGAGGGTCAAGGACGGGGCGACAGCAATGCTTCCGCCGAGCAGCTCGGCAAACTCGCGGCCATGACGGCTCCAGATTGATCCTGCTGGCAGGTGGCTGTTGCCAGGGGCAAGTGACAGGAACTGGTTCTTGCCGTTCCAGCCAGCTCGATAGATTCTGGAGCCTTGCTTTACGGACTGAAGAGCCTCTTCGAATGTGAGTCCTGACACCATCAGTGCTTCTCCATATCAAACGCCGCCTGGGCGTAGTTGAACTCAAACTCGTCGGCAATGTCTGCCGTGTCGCCGGCGAGGTCCGGGATCTCGTAGGGGCCGCCGCTCGACGCCGGGTGGGTGTTAGTCGGGTTGTGGTCCTGCGTGTCTTCGTCGCTCATATCTCGGTCCTCTCGTCGTCGAGGTTGTGGATCTCCACGTGGACCTCGGGGGCTACGGTTACCGGCTCGGCCTCTTGGGGCTCTTCGCCGGGCGGGGGCGTGTGATGGGGCTCGTCGCTCATGGCCACCTGTACCCGCTCTGGGCCTCGCCTGCGACGTCCGGGACGTCGGCGTCGGCATAGTCCAGGGGAGCGCTGGGCTGGGGCTCTACGCCCCTGTCCTCGGCTTCCTGGGCCGTCTGATCGGCGACGTCGGGGATGTCGTGGTATTCCCCGTCCGAGGCCGGGTGTCTTGGCTCTGTCATGCTGTCCTCCTTTGATGAATGGCCGGGATGGCAGGATTCGAACCTGCAACGACGGGCGCGACCCGTTGCCATTTCGCATTTGGCCCCATCCCGGTAACGGCCCCTTGACCGGCCACACAAGTGCCCGCCAAGGAAGGCCGGCTGGCCTAAGGCCCCAGCTCTCCCCAACATTAAGGCCGTCGGCAGTCCCCGGTTTCCTGCGAGATTCCCCTGCAGAGGACTTCTCGACTTACCCCCTCCGGCGAGGAGCTAAACGCCAGGAGTGGGAAACTCCTGGCGCCTTCAAGGAATAGCGCCATTGCCATAACGCTACACTCCCTTACAGGAGCTTTGGTAACGACGGCCGGACTCGAACCGGCAACAACGCAGACCACCGCCAAGCCTTTGTCTGACAATTCGATGGCGGGCCTCCTTATGAACCGCGCTTACCCGGTCAAAGTTGGGGAGGCCGCTTTCACCGCGTCTGGGTTTCCCCACCTGCTTCCGTTCAACAGTGCCCTCACCTCTAGGCGGCGTCGTCAAATATGGTGGGCGAGGAGGGGATCGAACCCGTCCATGGTCGCAATGCCGACGGATTTACAGTCCGTTCCAGACACCAGTCTGGGTCTCACCCTAATTATGCGGACTGCCATGTCGGCTGGACTCGAACCAGCGCGCTAGAGATTATTTGTCCCCCGCTCTACCAACTGAGCTACGACTAGCGATACTCTGGAAGAGCCCATCTCGTATCAGCCGGCGTACGATGGGTTTACATTTCTCGCCAACCTCTTTCGAGGCACAGCAGTCCTGAGGATGATCCCTCCCCGTTTCTCCGATGTAGCAGAGACCGTGTGGGGGTCAAAGGGAAGAGATCATCTTCACGAATGCCGTCAGCAGTTCTGGAAGACGATGTTGGGATTGGGAAGCGCCGCTGATCCGAGGGAACGGAAGATAGGTCGCACACTCAACATCGTCTACCACAAATGCTGAAGTTTAGAGACAGCCCGAGCTAGTTTAAATGGCGTTCTTGCCTGCAACACAAGACGCCGCTGGCTGGAGCTGTCTCTTTATCCAGGAGTGTAACTGTGAAATCGGCAGCCACACCTGGAGTTTGCTACGTCAGTAACGAGATGTACCATAGTTCAAGTTGTGTAGGCTTGTCAAGTCATAAGCCATGACGGGAAACATCATCCGGTCGGGCTCGGCAGTGGGGGTGGGTGAGGCAACCGTCCGTTGTTCTTCCCGTCGTCCTGCGACCTTGGCGCGTTCCCTGGCGAGCCACTGCTGGTCCATCTCATAGTCTGCGCCGAAGGTGAAGCGCAGGGCATTGGTGCGTCCGAAATCCCACTGTTCGGTGACGTCGTCGAGGATGACCCGCTTCGGCTTGTTGCCGTAGAGCTCCAGCTGACGCTGGGCATAGCGCTCCAGGTCATTGCTTGGGGCGTCTCCGTAGCGCTTGATATCCTGGCGCTGGACGCGGTGGACGCAGCCGGAACATGAGACGACTGATTTGCAGCTCAAGCATGGATTCTCGTATCCTGCTGGCAGGGCATCGCGAGCGGCCTTGCCCATCCAGTCATACGATCCTGGGACGGGCTTAGCGCCGCGCAGAGTGCTCTGGTGCTGGTCGGACGTCATCGGCGGGGTCGCCGCCTCAATGTCTTCCAGGATCAGGCCATGCCTGTGGATGGCGTATTTGTCGTCAGGCCACACGGCGAGATGAGCTTCGATCTCTCGAAGATCGGCGTGAAGCATGTCAAGTGTGCTGCTCATGTGTTCCCTCCTGCTTTATGTGTTGGTCCGGGACGGTATCGAACCGCCTCCTCCGTCGGTGAGTGTCTAGCCTCCGCCGACAGTGTGCCCCTTTACACTTCCGGTCCATAATGCTGATGGACCCAGGGACATAGGGTTCCCTTTTTCGTCGCCGTGCTGCATTCTGGTTGCGAGAGGGTGGATTTGCACCACCGACCTCCAGCTTATGAGGCTGGCGAGCTGACTACTGCTCCACTCCGCAAAAATCTGGGGGGTGTCCCTCCACCTTGTCGCCAAAATGGAGGGAGGAACCCCGGAAGTCCGCGGATTTGCTCGAAAGGACTCGCAGAGACCTTCGAGCTTATCCGCGGACTTGAACCCCCTATGCTGCTCGGTGTGGACGCGATGGCGATACGCCATCATTAGGTGTCCTGAGGTATTTGCATAGAGGCCGAAAATTAGCCACTGGGAGTTTTGCGCCTCCAGTGCGGCGGGAACGCTGATCAGATTAACGCCGTTTGCAATCCCTCTGTATCCCCAGAAGTCGAGAGGCCCGACGTCTGCTTTCGCATATCTTGACCAGTTACGTGGCGCATCCAAAACCACGTGAAAGGAGGCCTCCCCAATGACAAGAATGAGAAACGCACTCTTGGCCTGCCACTAAGGTTTTGTCCTGATTAGCGCTTTCCTGCCACCGCTGGCGGAGGGGACACTATCCTTTCGGCATCAGAACTTGGGGGCCAAACCTATCAGTCGAAACGCCCACACGGAGATCCCCTCCAATGAAACACTTTGTTTTCCCCAGCAGACCAGATCAGCATCTATCGAGAGGCGTGTCTGATGGGAGATCGGAGTTCCGAAACGGTAGGAGCTCACTGATCTGCTGAAGAAAGCAAAGTCACCCGAAACCAAACGAACCACGTTGCGTCAGACCAAACAATAGCCCAGGAGCTGACGACTGTCAACATGGAAAATGTATACCACTTTGTGTATGCAATATTTTGAATATGACACGCTGGAGTTATGGGCTCGGCAGGTGTAAGGTGGTCGCCTGTCGCTGAGGCTGCGGGTCCAGCCACCTCCCAAAACGGCAACGGCCAGCTCTGGATTGGGGGAGAGCTGGCCGTTTAAGAGGTTGCCAAAGTTGCTTTGGCTCCGTATCCTGCGGAGGCCTGCTGCGACTCGTCAAAGCCCAGCGGCACGACCATGGCGCATTGGGTATGCGTCTCAAAGCTAATCGAGGAAAGCCTCATGGTGGATAAAACCATAGAGCATGCGCAACCGCGCGTCAATACCCCATTCAACGGCCGCCAGCAGACGCCACTGGACCTCAGCGGAATGGAGCTGGCCTACATCGAGACCAAGAGAGAGAGCGCCCGTTCCCGCCTTCTCAAAGCCAACCCAAATCCTACTCCCCGAGACATCGCCAGAATTCAAGTGCTGACCAGCGATATGCCGGCCGACGCGAAGCTGTTCGCCGTGGCCGTGATCGAGCTCGGCGGGGTCGATGGCGACCCTATCTCCATGCCTCGCAGTGAGGCGCGGGTGCTGCTCAGCAAGTCCAAGGACGGCTTCGCCAGCGCTGCCGAAAAGTTCGGAGAATGGGAGCACGCAAAGGTTGAGAGAGAAGGGCGAGGAAAAAAAAGTCGCTATAGCATTCTGCAAAATGTCCTCGATTCCCATGAAAAAAAGCGGCCTGCCCCACAGGCCAGTTTGAAAAAAGTGGCCTGTTCTAGTGGCCACTTTTCTGGAAACGAGGTGGCCTGCCCCACAGGCCAGTTGCCCCAAAAGCGGCCTGCCCAGCGGGCCACATCCCTTAAGGATCGGGGGGATATTCAGCTAAATTCAGAGGGGGGTGTTGTTGTTTTTGGGGAAGACGCTACACCCAATGAGGGTAATGGTGGTGGCAGGGAGCTGGCCCCAACCACACCCCTGGAGAGCCCCTATCCGGATAAATCATCTCTTGATATTAACGCGCGCGAATTTATTGGCGCAGACGCGAACAAGCTGACCGTGCACGAGCTGCACGACAAACTGACCTCCGCCTGCAACGGCGCGCTGGCCCGAGGCAACATGGCCCTGGAGCTGGTGACCGAACCCAAGAAGTGGATCGACGCCGGGTGCGACCTCTACCAGGACATCCTGCCGGTCCTGCAGGTGGCGTCCAAGCAGGCCGAGGAGCGCATGGGACCGGGATCGATCAGGGGCTGGAGGTTCTTCGAGGGCCGTGTGATGGAAGCCATGCGTAGGAGGACGGCTCCCATAGTTGACAGGGGGACGCTAAAAGCATATACACCAACCCAGGCTAGCAACGGCGAGGACCTCTATGCCAAGCTAGCGAAAATACAGGAGGATATCCAAAATGGGAAACGTACTTGATAAGTTCATAACTCCGATGAGGCCATTCTTTGCTGACCCGAAGATGCCTGCTGGTACTCCGGTTGAGGCGTTTTACGCTGGACTTATCGAAGATCTCAGCATCTTTTCTGATACCGTCTTAGAATTGGCATCGAAGAACCTTCGTGCTGGCCGCGAATACCATACCTTCCCTTCGATAGCCGAGTGCATGGGCTACTGCAAAGCCGCTCGTGACGAGCTCTACGGCAAGACCATCGCCAATGCCCCTCCGAAAGAGCCCTACCCCGAGTGGACGAAGGAACGGCAAACCTGGGCGGCGCAGGTGCTCTGTGGCGGGCAGGGTCGTAGGTATTCGATCTCGGCGGCGCGGGACGGCTGGATCGTAGCCCTCTGGGATTTCGTCCGCGAGAAAGAGCGGCTCCCCAACGACCGGGAAGCCGACGAGATCAGACGCAAACACCGGAACCGCGAGCGCTGGTTCGAGGAGAATGGCATTGGCAATTGGGGACCGATGCGGAAAGCGATGCTGGACCGCAAGGAAGCCTTGTCAAAGATGGTGGCTGTGGCCGCAGAGGAGGACAGACATGCAGCTCAGAATCGATAAGGCGGACTTGCAGGAGGCCCTGACGCTGACGCGCGGGGCGACCGCCACCGACAACCCGACGAACGTGATGTACGAGTCGGTAATGTTCGAGGCTTGCCAGGACGGCGTCTGGGTGAACGCCACCGACGGCACGATCTGGAGCCGCGTCCTGGTCGGGGCCACGGTCAAGGGCTGGGATCCGGTCATGATCAAGTCCGCCCAGCTGACGGACATCGTCACCGGCCTGGACGACGGCGAACTGGAGATCAAGTTCGATCGATCTCAGGCGACGCTCACCAGCGGCCGGTACTCGGCGAAGTTCGGCGCGGCCAACGCCATGGAGTTCCCGGCCATGCCCAGGCTCATGAACGACTGCCAGCTCGTCAGCGTCAAAGCCAACAAGCTGATCGAGATGATCAGGGCCACCATCGACAGCGCCGACACCAGGATCGACCGGCCATACCTGAACGGGGTGCATTTCTCCTCCCACGAGGGTGATCTCCAGGTGGTAGGGTTGGACGGCCACAGAGTAGCCATTTCTAAGCTCACCGTGCCATCGCTGACGGCCGAAGCCATGGTGGGTGCTACGGGTACAGCGGGCCAGCGTTTGGCCCGTCAGTGGGCTTCCCTGGCCGATCTACGGCCTATCGATAATTCGGTCAGTTTTGGCTTCCAGGATGGCTGGGGGTTCATGGTCGGGAAAGACGCCATGATCGCCGGTCTCCTGCCTGACCAGAGGTTCCCGGACTTCAGGAACACGCCCCTGTTCCCGAGGGCGGGAGACGACGTGCGAATCATCCGGCTGGACCGGAAGACGCTGGCCAAGTCGGCCAAGCGGGTCTGCGCCATCGGGGCCAAGCTGAAGGGCGCCATAGCCCTCGACATCGAGGCGCGCGCCGACGGCAAGGTCTGGCTCATGGCCAGGGCCAGCGGCAAGGACGCCGAGGACATGATCGAGGGACAGACAGGACACCGCTGTGGCGAGGGCATGTTCAGCCGGCGCGTCGGCGGCGACCTGTTCCAGCAGGCGCTGAGCAACATCAAGGGGGACGAGGTGAGCATGTTCATCCCGGCCCACGACCAAAAGCCCATGAGCCTGTCCAACATCTGGAAGGAGCCGGGCGACATATTCGTGGAGCACTATCTGATGCCCAGAAGTTAGGGGGTTGACGGGATAGGTGATAACGTGTATACTGTAGGTCTACACATAAGGAGGGAATATGACAGAAGCACAGGAACACAAGAGCGAGCGTGAGCTCGTGACGATCCGCGAGATCGCGGAGATCAAGCCGATAGAGGGAGCAGACCAGATCGAGCTGGCCATGGTAGATGGCTGGCAAGTTGTGGTAAAGAAAGGTGAGTTCAAAGAAAAAGACCTCGCCGTGTACTTCGAGGTGGACAGCTTCTTGCCAGTGGCCCCCGAGTACGAGTTCCTTCGCAAGAGTTCGTTCAGGAAGAACTGGGACGGGACGGAAGGCTTCCGCCTGAAGACCATCAAGCTGCGCGGTCAGCTCAGCCAGGGCCTGCTTCTGCCGATTTATATCGTCCCTCTAGGGGTGTTCTCATCGGCGTCACGAAACGATCTTACTGAGCTTCTCGGCGTCACCAAGTGGGAGAAGCCGATCAGCCCGCAGTTGGCCGGTGTCGCCCGGGGGAATTTCCCGACCTTCATCCCGAAGACGGATGAGCCTCGCATCCAGAACCTGTCACGGAGCTGGGACAAGTTCAGGGCGGCTCGGCAGTGGTTCGTCCGCGAGAAGCTGGACGGCAGCTCGATGACGGCATACCTCCAGGAGGGAGAGTTCGGCGTCTGCTCGCGCAACCTCGACCTGAAGGAGACCGAGGACAACGCGTTCTGGAAGATGGCGCGTCAGCTCGACCTGGAAGCCAAACTCCGCGAGATCAGCCCGACGCGTGGGATCGCCGTCCAGGGTGAGCTGGTAGGGCCGGGCATCCAGGGTAACCCCTACAAGCTGATCGCCCCTCAGTTCTACGTGTTCGGGATATGGGACATCGAGCAGCAGCATTACGTGTCCGAAGCTTCGTTACAACTGATCACTTCGGACTTCGGCCTGTGCATCGCTCCGCTCTATGCGATCGTCGATGAGTTCCCGTCGTCCACCAGCGACATTCTGCTGATGTCCGAGCGGAAGTCGCTTCTCAACCACAACGTCGACGCCGAGGGCTGCGTCTGGCGTCACTACGACATTGACGGCCTGCTGCACTCGTTCAAGGCTTTGAACAACCAGCACCTGTTGAAGGAGAAAGACTGATGGAGGAGGAAGACGAAGGGGACCTGATATACCCAAAGGCCAAGATGATCGAGGACCTGCTGATATATGGGATGACTGTTCAGGTCATAACTGTGGATGCTGCGATGGGTAAATTCAACATAGTGCGCGTTCCTCCTGAAGACTTCATTCTGAAAATGAAAGACAAGGAACAATGAGAATAGCACTTGCTGCGGCGAATATGGGAAAACCCATAACGAACTGCGCCGGACTTCTTGCCCGGCTGGAACGGCTCGCCTTCGACAGTCGGGACTGTAGCGTCCTGGTGCTGCCAGAGTACTGGGCCATGCAGGTGCTCGACTACGCTCCTAACGATCTGAAGCCGACCGATGAGATCGGCTGGATGGCCCATGAGATCAAAGAGATGAACTTTGCCGAGAAGGTCTGTGGGCTCGTCAGGCGCTACGAGATAGCGATCCTGCCAGGGAGCTGGCCGGTGCTGACGAAAGACGGCTACGTCAACCGGGCGCACTTCATCGACGAGGACGGCGTCCTAGCGGTCCAGGACAAGATGTCGCTCACCGACGAGGAGACGGATCGGATGGGCTGGTATCTCAAGCCTGGAGAGAAGCTCGACGTCTTCAAGTTCATGGGCGTCACCTGCGCCATCGCGATCTGCCATGACACGGCCAAGGCGGAGGAGTTCAAGGAGCTGAAGGCCGACGGCGTGGAGCTTGTGTTCATGCCTTCGATGTGCACGTTCGAGGGAAACGAGAAGACCGTCGACGGGCATAAGTGGATATTCAACCACGCCAAGCTACGGTCGAAGGAGATGGGTTGCTACTTCGCATGCGTCGGCTCCGTCGGCATGCAGACGGTCGGCTACCGCGTCGAGGAGAATGTGGGAGGAGCCGCCCTGTACAAGGACGGCGTATGCCTCTCGGAGATCGGACCCTTGAAGAAGGGCCGAGGAGCTTCAGCCTTCATCCTGAAGGTTGATGTGGACGTCTGAAGGAGGACGAATATGAGTGACAATGAACAGATGCAGGAAGAGTACCGGGAGCTCTCAGAGCGCGCCGAGACGGCTCCTGACTCCACCGGGATCATCCCCATCGAGTACGGCCCAGGCCCTCAGCCGAACGTGCATGTGCCGGTGACGCCGGAAGGACACGTGACCCATGAGTGACGGAACCCCGACTGAAGAGCCGGTGTGCCCGACATGTGAAGGGACCGGCGTCTATGAGCCTGATCCTGAAGTCGGGTCTGGTTACGAGCCCTGCCCCTGCGAGGACCACAACGAGGAGACGAAGTGATGTGTGGACCTGACGAGATGCCCACGGAAGTGGACGACGGCCCGATCGATACCACGGGCCAGCCGCAGGAGCCAGCGGGAGACCCCTGGGACCAGCCTGGAGAGCAGGGAGACGTCATCTGATGTGCGATGACGATCAGCCTGACGAACCGGAGCGGCGAGACCCTGGAGAGATCCACGTCCCGACCGATCCGAACGACGACGGTGTCCAGGACTAAGTCTCCAGGATCTTGATTCCGAACAAGGCAAGCATGAGCTGGCGCTTCATCCTGTATGGCGCCAGCTTTTTTGTCATTGGGGACTTAGTGTCCTCGACGATCTTCCGGCCGGTGGCGACCTCGACATACTCGGCGTCAGAGACGTAGGTGGCGATCAGGACTCCGTTGACCACCAGCTTGTGCCGGACCTGCCGCTTGAGGTCCTTGATCTCGCCTAGCTTCTCCAGGAGCTGGAGCTGCTTGAAACGCTTCAGCTCTTTTTGAGAGCTGAAGTATTCTTCTCCATCGTAGGAGCCACGTGCACGATATTTTGATCCAGCAGCAGGACCTTTTTGTAGTTGAGGCGCTTTGGCTGGTGCTGTCTTATGCTTCTTACCCGATGGTGCTCGCAATATTGTGATCCCTCTATGTGCTTGTTCCCACAGAAAACTGTGTCGATGCCGTCTACCTCCGACACGATCCATCTGCAATGCTTTTCCTTCAGGTCAAGGAACTTGACGGAGTTTGGGTTCCCTCCTTCGACAGTGAAGAGGAGCCGCTTCTCCTCCTCGGTGAGAGGCTTTTCGGTCAGCGGATCACGGCGGATAATGACCTTCGGATTCTTCCTGGCCTTGAAGGCGGCGATGCGCTCCCTGGTCTTCTTCGAGACGAACTCGATAGGCTGGTGGGGCTCGGCAGGTGGGATGACGTCCTTGATCAGCTCCCTGGCGGCCTCAAGTCGAATGGCCCTGGCTTCCTCGGCGAGCTGCACGCCGCGGCACGGCGTCTTGAACTGGAACTCCCGCTTCCTGTTCGAGCGCCCGAGCACGGCGCTCCGGCTGATCCCGAGGATGGTCGCCGTCTCTTGAGAGGAGTAGCCGGCCTTAGCCAGCACGACGGCGATCTGAACGGTGTGTCTGTCCCAGACGAACATGTCTTCTCCTTGTGGCATAAAAAAGCCGGACGCTTTTGACGCCCGGCACAGTCTGTCTTTTGCTTTAGCTTTTAGAGTCTAGCACATTCAGAACTGATAGCCAACCCTTGCCGCGATGCGATCTTCCTTAATGTCGATGCCTTCAACGCTGCCCCAGTAGATGCGCTTGTACTCGACACCGGCGACCAGATGGTTGGTGATGCGGAATTTGACGCCGCCACCGACACCGTAGCCAGAGCTCGTGATGCCAAACGAGCTGGTTCCACCAGCAAAATCAGACCACTTGGTGTCCATGAATTCGGCGCTGATCAATGCGTAAGGCAGAACGTTTCCGATAGCCACGCCGCCGATGACGCCCAGGCTCTCGTCGATCACCGTCGAGGCGCCATTATAGCCGATTGATCCGAATCCGCCAAGTACGAGAGGAGAGTTAGCGAACTGGTAGTCTGCAGCCAGATGGCCTTCGACGCCGAGGTCGCGAACGCTGGCAGACAAGTCGGCTCCATTGGCTATGGACGTCTGCCCGATGTCCATCATGTCGGCGCGGATGCCGACCGACAAAGTGAAGCCAGTCCAGGTCTTAGAGCCGCACGGAGCCACCGCAGATTCGTAAGTATCTTTCATGGAGCCGCCAAGATCAGCAGCCGCCGCAGAGGTAGACAGAGCGCCCAGAACTGCGAGGGCGAGAAGCTTCTTCATTTGGTGTTCCCTATGTTGCATTTCAGTTACACAGTTGTGTATTTGCCCCACATCTTTATCAAGATGGCCAAACCGTGTCAACATTTTAATGATTGACACATGTTCCGTATCCTGTTATAAGAGGTCTTCCAAAGGAGAAAGGTCAACGAATGTCGGAACATAAGCTGTATGGCGGTAGGCTGACGATCAAGTTCGATGGGAGACGCCACGTCTACACATGCGAGGAGATGCGATGTGCTGATGGCTCGGCGCTGATGATCGCCGGGGTGACTTCAATACTGAAGCGGCTCTCCAAGGAAGGGCTGATCCCTTGGGCGGCGAACATGGCCGCCGAGTATTTCAAGGCCAGTCTGCTGGCTGGATATGACGAGACCAACCCTGAAGAGCAGATCACATTCTCGGTCGCCGAGGTCAATGAGATCGCCAACGACGCCCGGAAGGCCTACGCCAAGAAGGCCAAGGGAGCGGCGGACGTCGGCAAGCTGGTCCACTCCTACGCAGAGGCTTTCTTCAAGGGCGATAAGAGCCCTGCCCCGCCGAAGAAGATCCTGACGTCGCAGGAGCGGGCTCAGTACGATAATGGCGTCGCCGCTTTCCACAAATGGTGGAAGGACAACGACGTCGAGGTCATCTCTTCGGAGCGCGTCCTGTTCTCCGAGCGGTGGTTGTACTGCGGGACGACGGACCTGACGGCCAGGATCAATGGCAGGAAGGGCGTCTACGACATCAAGACGAGTTCCGGGCTGTACCCGGACATGGCCATCCAGATCGCGGCCTATCGGATCGCCCTGGAGGAAGAAGATGGTGAAGCTTATCCCTGGGGAGGGCTGATCCATCTCGACAAGGTAACCGGGAGCTACAGCATGAGAATGTTCCCGAGGAATAAGCAGGATGAGGATTGTTTCCTCGCTCTGCGTGAAGCTGACGAAATCATGAAACGCATTGAGAAGGCGTGGTAAGGAGGCCTACATGGCATACGGTAACAGAGGCGGAGGAAATTATGGTGGCAATCGGGGTGGTGGCGGTGGTGGTTACGGCCGCTCTGGGGGCGGTCGCGGCGGGTCTGGCGGCGGGCGCGGCCGAGGCAATCAGGAGTACGACAACACCAACAAGGGAGCCTTCTGGGAAGTCGACGAGCGCGATAAGCGAAACGAGAAGTCCCCGGACCTGAACGGCAAGATCAACATCAATGGCGAGGACTTCTGGATCTCCGGTTGGTATCAGCGCGGCGGCGGAGACAAGAGCCCCGTGATCCGCTTTGCCCTGGGAGACCCTTGCAATGACAGTGGAGGAAGGCGTGATGACCATGACAGGAACAGACCTCGCGATGATGGGGACCGCAGCGGCAATCGCGGCGGCGGTTATCGCGATGGTCGCGATGATGATCGGCGTGGTTCGGGAAGGGATGCGGAGCGCTACGACAACCGGCGCGAAAGGGACGAAGACGATCGCCGGGCGCGCGACGAAGACGACAGGAGGCGGTCCAACGAAGGACAGCGCCCTTTCGAGGATGAGCGCGGCGGAAGAGATGGCCGCGCACAGGGCCGCGATGGTGATGATGGGCGCCGCAGCAATGGGGAGCCCCCGCGCGGTGGTTATGACGAGCGCAACCCTCCCCCTCATGATGCAATCCCGGAAGGCCAAGGGCATTTCGACAAAGACCTAGACGACGAAATCCCGTTTTGAAACAATGACTTAGATGGAGCTTCGGCTCCATCTCCTTTAAAGGAGGATGACATGACTGAAACCAAATGTGAAACCCAGGTCGCCCTGGTGCTGGTGACCGAGGGATACCTGAAGCAGCTCGAGACTGACCAGAAACTGCTCAAGGCCCTGGTTGCCGGTGGCGTCGACAACTGGGAGCAGTACCACGAGGCCACGAAAGAGTTCTACCGCGAAGAGCTTGGGGAGGATGAAGATGGCGAATAAGATCAACGGGTTCGACTCGGCGATCATCGCCGTCCTCCGCTACAAGAAGATACCGGCGACCAAGCGCTGGGCTCTGAATGATAACGGCGTTGGCGAGAGCGAGTGCCTTACCATCCTCTCCCTGCAGGCCATGCTCTCCCCGGAGACGGTGACCGCCGAGGAGTGGAAGGTCGTCAAAGACTTCCACGAGTTGCACGACCGGCCTGACAACGGGATCGGCGTCCTGGAGGACTGCTGATGGCGGACCTGATCTCCGAACGGGATATGGAACTCGCTATAAATACGTACAATGATCTCACCCTTGAGCATCCAGATGGAGGCATGAGCGAGATCGCCCGGCTGATCCATAACGCCAACCTGTTCGAAGCCATGGTGCCGGCCGTTGAGGCTCAGCTCGCCGACGCCATCTCCGAGGGGTATCAGAAGATGCCCATCGACAAGATCAAATGGAAGGCCAGGGCGTCCAAGGAATACGGCGACGCCCTGAAGAAGGCGGCCAGGGCGGCGGGGGAACTCGGAGCCGCCCGATTGAGACTCAAGGCCGCCGAGAACGTCATCGAAATCTGGCGCACCCAGAACGCCAACAACCGGAAGGGACACTTTTAATGGACGAGAAACTTGAAGAGATGAACCGCGACTTCGATCGCGTCGCCAGCGTCCTCCAGAGCATCGACAGCGGTAAGTATTCGATTTGCTTGATCATGGCGGGGGACGCCAGCGACGGAGGCAACCACTTCATCGTCGGAGGCAATGTCAACCCTGACGACAGGGCTGCATTCGTCGCCAGCTTCCTGGCAGCCCACATCCTGGGAGACGAAGTGCAGCTTAGAGTCAATGAAGTCTCAAGGGCGAACTAATGGTCAAGGCTGGATTCTTTACACCGGAAAGGCCTCGCGTTGAGATCCCGGATAAGGTCCAGAAGGAGGTCTTCAAACGTGTCTACGATCAGACGCGGACCAAGCGTCGCCCGGATGGAGACCTCCTGTTCATGCGCTGTGAGGGGTGTGGCGAGGTACTGGGCACGAAGAAGGCCCAGTACGATCACATCCACCCGGAGGTGTTCAACGCCATGCACCCCAACGAGCGGCCTCCGATCACCGCCAAGGACGTCATGAGGCTTGGCCTGGACTGTTGCCACAAGCCGAAGAGCAAGCTCGAGGTTAAGATCAAGGCGAAGACCGAGCGGCTGGCGCGGGCCGTCGCCGGGCTGGAGCCGCGGAAAGACAAGAAGCCCAGCACGTGGGCCACGGGGAAAAACAGTAAGTGGAAGAAGGGAGTAGATGGGAGAGTCACCAGGAGATTTGAAGATGAATGACATCATTCATGACACGGAGCAGGCGTTCAAAGACATGAAGCGCCTGTGGGACGAGACGCTCCGCGAAGAGTTCCCCAACCGGCTTCCGATCAGCTACCAGCGGTTCAAGGTCCTGAGGGCTGTCAACGGGGGAACGAGGCAGGCTCCTGACATCGCCTGGGAGACCGGCCTGGACAGATCATCGACGGCGGACCTGCTTCACTGCCTCCGCATTGACAAGCTGGTCACACGAGATCCGATTGACAATCGGGCTTACGGATGGGATATAACTCCCAGAGGGAAAGAGTACGTTCTCGAAATGAATAACGTACTCATGAAAATAAGTGACAACCTGCGAATGATCGCGAAGGAAAAGTTAGAGTCATGGATATGACTGAAGAAGATAAGATGCTCTCCGATGCAGCGCGTGACTTCCTGAACAGAGCTGATTTTTCTGTGGGCCAATTGGTGAGACTCAAGAAGAACCTACATCTGTTCACTCTTGGAGACACAGACAAGCCGTACACAGGGAACTTCGCCTTCATCCAGTGGGTGAACAGCATCGTGGGGACGGACGACAACCCACTTGGGATGCATAACGTCATCATCGGGGATTGTCTGGTGATGGCGCATAATGGCCGGGGAACCGTCAACCCGGTGTTAGTGGACAGCCGGTTCATCGAGCCGGCCGTCCAATCAGTGGCGAGATGCGACTTCAGCAGAAACCAGGACGGGCTTCCAGGCTAAGGCCTGCTCGAGCTGAGCCACCCTGGCTTTGAGAATGAAGTAGTCCCCGTCCTTCATAATCATCTCCGTAACCTTGATCGCAGGCTCGGCTTTGGCTGTAGCCTGCGTATCTATTTTCCACGTCAACGCCGTGATGATGATCGTGAAAATCCCCAGCGTCGTCAGGATCGTGGACAAGCTGTCCCTGACAGAGAAGGGCTTCTGAGCCCTCATCTCAGATTGCTGCTGAAGCAACACATCCAGGCCGGAAGCCACCTTGTCCAGGGTATGCTTCATGCCGTCTTGGGTTGTCTGCAAGACGGCGACCGACTGTTCAAGTCGGCCGACGCGATTGTCCATATCCTTGTCTCCGTCGCTCTTTGACATGGCGACGCCCCTTTTGCCACTCCCCTCTTGTATCACGGCTGCGTGGCGGACGCCATGATCTTCGTGTTGGCGTTGGTGCCGCGCACATCACGCCAGAGGAGAGTGAGCGCTCCAGCGATGATCGACGCGCCGACGTGGAGGTCGGACGATCCGAGAATCGACTGAGACACGTTTCCGAGATCAATCCCCTTGCTCGCCAGGGCGCCGCCGATGATGGACAGGACGAGGTAGACGATGTGGCTCGGCAGGTCAGATGTGATGCCGGTATGTTCGGCAGGCTGGATGGCCTCCACAGGGCTCGACGTTGGCGCAGGAACGGCGGGAGCCGCAGGAAGCACCGGAGACAGGGTCGTCTGGAAGTTGGCGTCAGCGCGCGACAGAACGGCGTCACGGATGACAGGGCTGATATCGCCCAGCTTATCCATGATTTCCTTCGGGCTGGCTGGATGAGGAAGGCCCAGCCCTTCCGCAAGGTGAGAGATGGCCACGGTCGCCAGGGCGCCTGCGGGAGCGCTGAAGGGGCCAGGGACAAGCGCGGACGCGATAGTCGGCGCGGCGCCTTCGATGATGGAAATCAGGTCGGTGTACATGGTGGCCTCCGAAGGGATAATGAATTCAGTTTAGCTTCGACGAAAGTAATTGGCAAGGAAGGACACGAGCCTCTCGTAAAAAGAGACGCGAATAATCGTCGGCGCAGGCATCTGCGGCTTCTGGACTTTTGCAATCGGGTCGATCAGCGACTTGCTCTGATCCCTGACAGCCCCGATCCTCAGGGACTTGTTCCCATTGACCCGGTTGGTCCAGGCCCGGCCGAACTTGAACCAGTTGAAGAAGCCACGGTCGACGCGGAGGCGCTCGTCACAGAAGGCGTCGATGAAGGCGACCTCCGGGCAGTCGTCGATGACGTCGCAGGAAATCGGGCCGATGTGACCGTCGACGGCGATGTTCTTCTTCAGGAGCGCATTGGCGACGCGCTGAGCAGCCTTGGCCGCGCCTACCACGCCGTTGTTGACGCCCATGTCGAAGATGACGTTGTCCATGCCAGACGGCATGAGCTGGCACTGAAGGGTCTTCCAGTAGAAGGTATAGTAGATGTCCTTCGACTCTTCGTCGGTGATGAACTCGACGGACCTCAAGGGCTGTCCCTTGAGCCGTCGGTAGCGGTCATACTCTTCGTGGGTGACGCCCTTGTTGGTAAGACCTCCTCGGTCGTACTTCAGGTTCGTCAACCCGCCCTCGTGCTCATAGAGCCACTTCAGGCAGATGTCGAAATTCTTATCCATACTTACTTCACTCCAAGGGAGAGGGTAATACCAGTGGCGGCGTTGGTGTTGTCGGCGTCAGCCGCAGCGCCGGTGATGCAGAAACCGACGCCGTTCAGGAAGGCGAATCCGGCGTAAGGCCACACGCTGATCTGGCCAACGGTCGTTCCCGCAGGCTGGCTCGGCACGGCGATGGTGAACACCGGGACGTCGGTGTTGCAGGTCGGAGCTGTCGCCTTATCATAGAATTTCAGGTAGTAGGCGGTCGTGGTGGTGTTGGTCGCCACGAAGCCTGCCAGAATGCGCGGCCCGGCCTGTACCAGGGTGGAGTTCGTCGACGCCGCGCTGAAGTAGTGGCTTGCTCCAGCGGCCTGCTGCCAGAGGGCTCCGCTCTGGGCCAGGGCAGGAGTCGACAGGGCGACCAGAGCCAGGGCTGCGATAAGTCTTTTCATTTCAACCTCTGTAACCGATTGACATTAGCATGAGGGCTTCTGAGCCCGAGTAGGTTCCGGCCACCGATCCGTTCTCCAGGGACGTGATGGAGACGAGCCCGATGGTCGGGAATGACTGGAAGGCCGCTGTTGGCGACGCAGCCACGTTACCAGCCGTTGATGACAGAACTCCCTCTGTCCCCCACGGGGCGGCCACGCTGGCGTAGCCAATGCCGGTGAGTCCAGCGGTGGCCAGCTTCTGGGTGAACTTTATGTCCATCACCTCGTCTGGCAGACCGACGAAGGCGAAGCCAGAGTTGTTGGCGGTGTTGTTCGAGGCTCTCCAGGCGGCGGTGCTGTAGGCCCAGGACGCTGTGCCATCGCCGATCTTGAGGTTGATCTGCTTCCTGTTGAAGGCGTTCCAGATCGCCCACTTGCGGTTCTGACCAAACGAACGGTAGCAGGAGATCTGCCCGGCGACGCCGTCCATGACGATGGAGCCGACATAGGTGGCGAGGCCAGGGTTGATCGTATAAGGGGTGACGCCGTTGTACGCCGTGATCTGGACGGTGTTGGTGTAGATGCCGCCGACGCGCGTCAACTGGGTCGTGCCGGTTCCGTTACCGCGTGACGCGAATGTCCCGGTGCCCGCCGTGTAGACGCCGTTGCCGACGGAGCCGGTCAGGGTGAACGCCGCCCCGGCGACGCCTGACACGGCGAAGACACCGTTCGCTGCGATGTTGCCCTGGAAGCCCGTTGTGTAAACGACGTCGCCATTGACGAGCCCATGGCCGGTCGCGGTGACAACGATGGGCGTGGCGTTGGTCGCCGATGTGACGCCGCCCGTTCCGCCGCCGAACCCAGGTTGCCTCCAGGCCGGGCCGATCACCAGGGTGGGAGCCCCGTTGACGATGGTGATGAAGACGTCATGAGCGGAGCTGGCGAGCTGCTGCGTCGCGTTGAGGGCGCAGGACAGCTCGGAGAACGGATACTCCACCCAGACGGCTCCGTCGTAGACCGGGACGATGCCGCTCGAGTCCGGGGTGTAATAGATCGTGGTCGCCGAGATGACGTCGTAATATGGCGTCGTGTAGCCGGACGCTGGCGTGATGTAGCCGCCAGGGACGACAGCCGACTGGGTGGTCCTCGCCCTGCGGACATACCATGTCCCGGCGCCGTTCGTGCCGATGTAGGCCTTGCCGCCGTTCGGGATGTAGGTGCCGACGCCCGTGGCGTTGGTCTCGACGGAGTCGGCGGCGTTCGGCGTCAGGTTGAGCGACCCGCCGTAGACATCGACCATGAGTTCGAAGCCGTTCCACAAGGTGGAAGTGGCTGGCAGGGTGAACGTTATGGGGCCGGTGACGATGTAGCGCTCGAGGTGGTCGGCTGAGGTGACCAGATAGTTGGCGACCTTGGCTTCGGTGATGAAGTTGACGCGGGCGTTCCCGGCGCCGTCGTCCTGGAGGCCCTTGCCGATCCCTTCTACGGCGAGGCCGCCGAGGCCGAACGCAGTCCTGCCAGCGCCGAGCGACGCCGCGCTGACAACTGGGGCCATAGCCGAGGAGATGACGCCAGAGGCCGGGAGGACGCCAGCGGTGGGGTTGCCCGAGGCGTCGAACACCAGGGCCTTGTTGGCGCGCGCAGTCGCCGACGGCAGAGACGTCATCGCCGTGGCGTCGGTGATCGGAGCCGTGAGGGTGCGCCCGATCTGCTCGCTGACCTGCTGGATCTCCATGACGGCGCGGTCGATGGCGCTCTCCACCGCCGTGGGGTAGAATGCTCCCTGGTTGGCGATGGACGTCGGCTGCGTCAGCGTGAGCTGGCGGGTGATCGTCAGCGACGTGCCGGTGGCAATGGGAGAGCCGACCAGCGGGTAGGTGACCGTGCCGCCAGTTGGCGAGGTCAGACCGCTGATCGAATACAGCGTGGACGACAGAGTTGTAGATACGCCTGTAGAGTCAGTGTAAATGACCTGAGCGTCGGCGGCGTTATTGATCTGGAAGTTATAGCTGAAGACGGTGGTGACGCCGTTTCCTGCTATGACGACTTTATTGGTCTGGCTTGAAACGGTCATCACCGATCTCCATTTGCATTATGCAGAACGTACAACGAAATCAAAATCAGAACAAGCTCGGAGGCTTGTCACGATTACCGAATAACGCTCTTCTCCCGCGCTCTTTCTCCATGCGATCGTTCATGCGCTTCCAATACCCAGGAGACGCGGCCTCGTAGAGATGATACCAGATGAGGTAATCCATAGCTGTCTTGAGCCCGATCATGTTGGCTCCAGGTATGTGCCCCTTGGTGAAGTGAATCAGGTCGGGCCAGATGTCAGCGTAATGGCCCTTACCGTTCACAGTCTCTTCTCCAAGCTTGAACGTGTCGTCTCTGGTGCGCTGGAAGATCTTGAACAGCGCAGCAACGTCTCCAGCAACTGGGCCAGCGACGGTGTCCATCAGCCCGCCGCCCATGCGGTTGGTCTCACCGAGCAGGAAGTCCCCGGAGAGCCCGATGCCTCCGCCCTGCATCAGAGCGGCCATGAGGGTCTTCGGGTCCATGGGATCGCGCTGGGGCATTCCGTTGGTGGCGTCCCGGACGGCCATGCGGAACATGCCGCCAGCAGCGGAGAACGCCAGGAGCCAGCCGATGTTGGCGGCCTTCTGTGTGCTGCTCAGAGATGAGTACAGCTCCCTGCCGTGAACTTGGTTCACCACGGCCAGCGGCCACATCTTGAACTGCATCATCATCTTCGCCATAGGGCTTGTGCCGATAGCCCCGGCGACCCATGCCCGTTCGCGCGCCCCGGCCGCGACGGTGGCGGTCTTGCCTGCATGGGCGATGAACGCCGCATAGTTGTCAGCGAGCTGCCAGCGCGTCTGCTGGCGCATCTTGGCGATCTGGTCTGGGAGCAGCTTCTCCATGGCCTCGAGCTTCTCGGCTCTCTGCCAGATGCGGTGCTCCATCCTGCCAGCCGCTTCCTGGACGTCGGAGACCATCTTGTCGTACTTGACCTTCAGGCCGAGAACGTCTTTGATGGCCATGTCGTCCATGTGGTCAAACTTCTCTTTGGCCTGGGCGGCTATCGCCCGGATGCGCTGGTCCATGCGCAGGCTGAGCCTGCCATAGTTCTGGGCAAGCTTGCTCAGGATGCGGGTGTGCTCTTCGACGTTCCTGTCGGCCCCCTCACCGGCCTTGTTGATCTCTTCCAGGCTGATGTCATGGAAGAGACTGTCCAGGTCAGGCTCCTCTCCAGCCGCCATGCGCTCGCGTTCGCCCTCCATGGCCTGCCTGATCTCGTCGAGGTGCTGGCGGATGTCCTCCTTCGTCCCCATATTGATGACGTCATGGAGCCGCCCCTGAGCGAGCCGGGCCGCTCTCATGCGCTCGCGCATCTCCAGGTCGCGGTCGTTGAAGTAGTCGCGGAGCTTATCCTCTTTCACTCCACGGGCGGCGTGGCGCTTCTCTACGCCCGCGCGGAGCTCGGCCAGCCGCTCGTCGATGTTTTCCAGCCTGTCCTTCGCCCAGCCCTCTTCCCTGGCGTCTGCCTGCTTATGGGCCTGACGCTGGTCCTCGATGTTCTGCTTGAGCGCGGAGATGGCGTCCTTGTTGTGCTCGTCGATCTTGGCGTCGTTCAAGCTGTAGAAGTCCTTCGGGGTGGCGTAGCGCCGGTCCTCGACGGACATCATCGAGTCCTTCACCTCCTGGAGGAGGTTCCATTCCCTCTCGTTAATGTGGTATTTGGCGAGGTTGTCTCTCAGCAGGGGATCGAGGTCGCCATACGTCTTGTCCAGGTCCCGGCCGATCTTGTGCATCAAGAGGTGACGAAAGCCGTTCTGGCTCTGCTCCAGGACGTAGTTCAGGCCGGTGGCTTTCAGCGTCAAGGCGGCGATGGCGGAAACCTTGCCTGGAATTGTAGGGCTCGACTTGAACTGGCTCCAATGGTATGCCAGAGTTCCGTGAGTAAACGCCCCAGCGTCCTTCATGACCTCCATGTTCTCTTCGCCAGACATAGCTCCCTGGGTCAGATACTTCAGATTATTAAGGAACAGTTCGAAGCGGCTGATGTCATAATGAGGAGCAAGACTGGACATGGTGATCGGCAGCGCCGAGAAGTGGGTCAGGCCCACAGCTCCGAGCATCGACGCATTCTCGATGTTCTTCAAGGTGTTGACGAGATTGTTCCAGTCCCGGTTATGAGGGAGGTTGGCGGTGCCGTCGAGCTGCGCCATGACATTGCGCAGGTGATCGGCCTTGGCCGTGAACTCGTTGACCTTGAGAGGGTCTATGTCCCGATAGTGCTCCTGAATTTGACGGATCAGCATATTGAGCGACCCCATCGGATTGGTCCCGAACCGATCCATGAGCGCCACGTGCCTGGACGCCGTGAGCAGGGTCTCGTGGACTGAGCGGGCCAGCGTCGTCATGCCGCCGAACTCGCGCATGTGATCGAGCCACGCGTCGCTGTCCTTCCAGAAAAGGACGCGGTCGTGGCTGTGGCTCTTGGCGATGTTGCGGGCGCCCTCGAAGGCTGGCGGAATGTAGCCGTCCCCTTCCGGGCCATAGCTCTCGCCGTGGATGCCGTGGATGCCGGCCAGCAGGGCGTTGTAGGTTCTCTTGGCAAAGCGGAGCTTGCCCTCGGCCAGCGTCTCCGTGGGGTTGCCTTCCTCGTCAGTCAGCAGGCGGAGGCTCTCCCAGGTGCGTTCATGCAGGCGCGGCTCCGTGGCTTTCCACCACGCGTCGAACCCGGCATCCTGCATCTGGCGGGGATCGTGTTTTGTCCGCGTGATGTAGTCGATAGCGTGGTCGAACTTGGCTCCGCCGTTCTTCAGGCGTTCGCCAGCTTCATAGAGCGGGCCGTTGATGATGAACGCGGCCTTGGCGATGGCGTCAGACGGAGGCTTCTTCGGGCCAACCTGAGAGAGTTTCCATAACTCCCTGGCGATCTCTTTGTCGAGCGCGCCGCTATCATAGGCTTTGCCCATCCCGGCCTTATGCATCTCGACGTCGATGGCCGTCATCCAGCGGTGGGCAAGCCCCTGGCCGACCTCTTCCAGGGGAGCCCGCATCTGCCCGAGGCGCGTGTTGATGTTGACCATGGCGGACTCCAGGGTCAAAGCAGCATGATCCAACCCGTTGGCCTTGACGTCGTCGAGTAGGCCCTTGCGGATTATGGAATCGCGGATCGCGTCGCTGCGGTCCTTGACGGCCTTGTCCTTCATCCTGTCAGCGAACTGGCGAGCGGCCATGCCGTAAGGATCGGCCTCGCCGCGCTGCTTGAACTTCTGGGCCTCTCCAGCGACCTCGTTGATAAGAGCCATGGCGGCTTTGTTATTGACGCCGGCCTTGTCGACGATCTTCTGGATGCACGGCCCAAAGGCTTCCGGCTTTAGCTTCATCTCATACCCGCCATGATCAGGCACTCTGCGGCCTGCTGATATCCCTGCTCCATAGCCATCGCTTCCTGAAGAGCCCGCTGTGTCTCTAAGTGATTATTGACCTCATCAGGATCTGGCTTGTAGCCTTCCGCCATCATAGCCTGGAAGCGCTGCTCGTCCAGCTGAAGTTCTATCGGTATCTCTCCGGGCTTGGCAGGGGTAAGCTTGCGCTCTCCCTTGGGGCCGTAGATCTGTTCCAGGGCCTTAGTGAGCTCTCCCTGGGGCATAGCGGGGGCTTCGCCATATCTCGCCCTGGTGCGCTGCATGTTCGCTATAGAGGGTATGTCGTAGGGGCTGTTGTTCTTGGCCGTCTGATAAGCCTCCTTGATCGATGGCTCGAGCTCTTCCATGCGAGCCTTGATCTCATCCATGCGCCGGGCCGCGTGGGCGGGCATGGTGTCCCTGGAAGCTACCTTCCCTTCGTCCATGGCGCGAAAAACGTCGTTGGCCGACTTGAAGCCGCGAGACGTCATCCAGTTGCCGACGCGCTCCAGCAGCTCGCGAATGCGCGCCATAAGCCGGGCGACCGGGCCTCCGGGTTCTCCCCAGGCTTCAGGACCCTTGGCGAAGCGATGCATGATCGCCTCTTCGATCATAGCTTCGCGTGCGCCTTTTTCCCCTCGGAGCGCGTAATCCTCTGCGTATTTGTCCCGGATGTCTTTCGGGATGTCACTCAGCCAATCCTGGTTGATGGCTGCGTCGTGCAGGATGCCCCACTCTCCGGGCTTGAAGAGGCCAGACGCCTTGATGGCGTGGCCAGACTCCTCGCGGGCGACGAGCTTGGGATCGACAGCCATAGCGCTGATCCACGCCGTGCGTTTAGCAGGGTCAGCCATGCCAGCTATAGAGCCCTTCTCACCACGGTTGAACATCTGAAGTCCAGACAGGGCAGACTTCACTGTCCCCTCTTTCCAGACGATATAAGACCACCCTTCCCCCTCTTGGGCGTTCCTGTAGCGTATACCGTCATACCCAGCTTCGCTAAGGGCGTCCCGGATGAGTTGTTGTCCAGCAGGTATTTTTTCTTCTGAGCTGAACGGTTTGGGAAACGACTCTTTAAACTCATGGATCAAGTCAGCGACACCACTGATCTCTCTTTGCATTTTCTGGTATTTTATTTTATCAGCTTTTGTCTCTGCGTATTCTATCTCTCTTGTAAGATCATCAAGAACTGAAGTGACATCATTGGAATAGAACTTTAACTTTCTGGCAGCTTCAGCAGTTAACTTATTCTGCTTTACCAAATCATCAATGAAATGGTAGGTAGCATTAGACCCAGTCGTGCCATCTTTTATGCCGTATATTTTATTCATCTTGTCTTCCAGGACTTTATATTGTTCTAGAGAAAGATGTTCCTTAATATTTTCCATGGAGTCGTATGGATCCCAAGAACCAAGATCAGGCATCTCGATAACATTTTTTAGATCGAGAACGACTGGGTACACTCTTGGTAGGCTCCCAGTCTGCTCAAGGTGGCTCTCCAGGTCCAACCTATGCTCTGGGTCCGTGTATTCATGGAGACCCTTATGCGGGGTGAATTCTCTTGCCTGCTCCACTGTCCCAAAATGCAGACCGATGTGAGCGAACGGCTTGATCTTAAACCTCTGGAAAAAGACGTCAGACGATGTCCCATGATAGGCGAGGACCTTGCCTTGGTGCTCCTCATCCCTGCCTATGCTCTCAATTTTTCTCGCCTCGCTGACGTCAATAGGCGTAGCGACTTCGGCGTCGGCAATCAGATCGATTTCTCTATCGACCATGCGCAAAACATTTTCAAGAGTGCGGATCATGTCCATCGTTGCCGATTTGAACATGGACTCTTCGTATGATGTGTTTTTATTCTCAAACGCTTTTGTTACGGTACGAAGCTTTTCTCCAAGCTCCTTCTCTTTTGCGTAGAATTTGTCATCCATTGGCACAATACCCTCCTCGCCATCTGCGAGATGGTTATCGTACTCATTCATTGCGACCTTTCGGTCGTGCTGGAGTTCCCCCTTATCTTTCCTTAGGAGTTCCATTTCTTCATTATGTTTTTTGTAAAGGTCTTCTAGATTGCCAGATATTTTTTCCTTACGTCTGGCTATGCTTTCCCTAAGAGTCTTCTGATACGACACCTCAGAGGCAGCAAGGCTGGACGGAGCTTTCTGCGCCTCCTTGTAACGCTCATCATGAGCATGAAGACGGGCAACTTCTGACTGGGCTTCAGCGATCTGCTCACTGGTAGCCCCTCTTGGTTTGATCGTCTGCTGATGGACCTGGAGCCAATCTGGCTCCCCAGATTTCGCAACGGCTTCCTTAGCCTCTGGAGGAGCGCTTTCTATCGAAGCTACTGTTGGGTCTTCACCAGCGGCGACGCGCAGGTCCCAGGAGACCGGGAGGATGTCCTTCGTGTGCTCGCGGAGCTCCTGCTCGAGCTTCCAGGCCGGATCGTTCAATTGATCGGGGGTAGGCTTGGCTCCCCAGGTGTGCTCGGCCGATATGCTGTTCAGCTCCTCCTGCAGCTTGTCCCACTCGGCGTGGGCTTCCGGCGCGAGGCGGCGGGCCTGCTCGCTGTGATCGGGGAACAGGTGCTCGCCAGCGTTAGGCTCCTTGCCGGTCAGGAGCTGGGCGAACGTCGACGACTTGAAGATATGGTTCTCGATGGCGCTCATCCTGGCGAGCTCGTCGATGTGGCCGAACGACGGAGGCTGCTTCGCCAGCTCTTTGTCGAAGGCTGTCTCGACGCCGCCCTTGACCCCGAGCTGCACCTGCCGAGCCATCTCTTCCGATGTGGTCTCGTCCTTATCCCAAAACGAGTAATCGCGGACATAGGGCTCAGGCTTGACGCCATGCACATAAGACGCCGCGTGAGCAGCCGCGGGGACCAGCCCGGCGTGCATCAGGGCGCCCGCAGGGGCAGCGGCGAACACATCCGTCAGGGCGTCGCGGAGATGCCACTCCTTGAGCTCGTCCTCGGACATGATGGCCTTCAGGGGCTCCAGGGCCGTGGCCCCGGCCATGCCCGCTGTGGCGCCTGCTCCGACCTTGCTCATGAACGCGGCGGCCTGCTTGCCGTAGCCCATGGTGGCGAGCTTGTAGGCGATCCGCTCCTCGCCGACGCCTGGGACGAACATGGCGGCGGCTTCGATCGGATCGAGCATGGAGCCGACGAAGCCGATGCCGAGACGCGACAGGTAACTGTGCTGCTCCGAGAACCGGGCGTAGACCTCCTCCGCCTTCTGCCGCTTGTGCAGGGCGTCGACCATCTCGGAGGCGGTGTTCTCGTTCATGTAGTTTTTGAACTGGTTCTCACCCTTGAGGCCGTACTCCTTGTTCAGCTCCTCCGGGCTCTTTATGTGTCCCTCCTGGAAGAAGGGCTCAGGCTCGAGCTTGTGCTTGACGAAGCGCATGACGTCGCCGGTCGTCTGCCCGGCCTGTGATGCGAGCGCTTCGCCAGCGCCTACAGGCTCCTGCTTGAGGCGTTCCTCTGCGGCTTCAGGCGTGTCCTTCGTTCCGAAGTCGTCTCTGATCATCGGGTACATGGTTAATCCCCCAGGGCTTCGAAGAACAGATCAGGAGCCCTGCCGAGAGGACTGGCGTTGGATATGCTATGCCTCGGCCTGTCGAATGTAACTCTGACCAAATCAGCCTTGTCACCTTTCATGGTGATCACGGGATTGCCAACATGATCTACCAGATACATCCCATCACCATCAGGAGTGCCTCTCCAGGACCTCGTCATCTTCAGATCGCTGACATATCTGTTGTTGTCGTAGCCTCCATGCTTCATGGCGGCGGGGACGACGATGCTGTTCGGGTCGAGGAAGTTGACGTGGTCGTTGGCTTCCGCCATGACGCCTTCATATTTGTCTGTTGGGATGGCGACGTGATCCTTGGTGAACTTGAGACCCTTGGTGAACGCCTTGACGGCGTTATCGGACGCCGTCGACACGTCCTCGCCGAGCTCGAGCACGCGGGCCTCGGCGAGCATGTTCACCGTATTGTGGACTTCAGCCCGCTGTGGATCGCCTACCTGCCTGTACGCCATGGACAGCATCCAGTCCTTGGTCGTGTCATTGTCACGCACGGTTTTGGCGATCTTCCCCCTCTTATCCCCGAGGAGGGTCTCCATCTGCCGTCTATGCTCGTTGCCCTTCTCGGTCGCCTCGGCCTTGATGCGTCCGGCCAGGAGGTTGGCGTTCTGGTTGTCGAGTTCCGTGAGCGCTTCGAACTTGGATGGGAGCTTCCCGTGCTGCACCAAGTCCCTGAAGATCGACTGGAACTGGCTGCCGTATGTGGACTTCATGACATCCAGGTCCCGCTTGGGATTATCAGACTTCATGATATCGGCGACGGTCTGCTCGGCCTTGGCGTTGGTGAGAACCCGGACCTTATCCTCGGGAACACCCATCTGGAGCTGGGCAGACTGCAGCTTGCTGACGTACTCGCGGAAGGCGCTGTCTCGCTTCGCCGGGTCGTTGCCAGCCTCGTCGACGGCCTTCTTGGCCTTCATAATGGCAGGGTTCCCGTACGTGATCAGGTAGCCGGCCGGATCCTTCTTGATCTCCTCCATGTGGTCGGAATACGCCTTACGCGCCGTAGCAGCGACCTTCTCCTTGATGGCGAAGTCATTGGCCAGGATCTCTCCCCTGGCCTCAGGGTTGGCTCCCACGTCGAAGGCGCTCGTTGACCCTGACTTCTCCCGGTGCGCCTTGATGGCGGTGTCGATGCCGAGGCCGTTGCTCGCATCGCGCAGGTAGGCGTCCCAGTCTTCCTTGGGAGCGAATTTCATGGACGCCAGCTTATCGGCGTTCGCGGACTGGAGGCGGAAGCTCTCGATGATGTGCTCGGCCACCCAGGGCTTGTCCTTGTGCGCCGCCCGGATACGATCCTCGGTCAGGCCGGTGCTCTCCAGGGTAAGTCCTGGGAGGCCCTTGCTGACGCGCAGGTCGAAGTCCTTCATGGTGGCGTCGACGAAGTTCCGCTCTCCAGAGAGATTGGTCTTCTCGACGACGGCGCGACGGTTCAGCTCGATGTTGTAGAGGTGCTGACGAACCGGGTTATCCGGGAACGCCCTCTTCGCCTCGATGAGATTGTTTTCTCTGAGCTGGCTGCGCGTCATGCCGCCTGGGGCGAGCAGGTTGTCCTGGGGTTGTCCAGGTTGAGCGCCGCCTGCGGCTGGCTGCGCCCCTCCAGTCATGCGTTCGAACTTGCCGCGCCACATGTCCATGAACTGCCCGCTGGTGAGGCTGTCTACTCCACCAGGGAACTTGGCGCGCTGGTCGGTCGGAACGTTGCCCCATATGGCCGCCTTGGCCATGGCTTCGCCGCTCTCGAACCCACGGCGGTGAGCCTCCGCGTCGGTATAGAACGGCAGCACATTCTTCCAGGCGACGCCACTTGGGTTGTTGACATGGGCAGGAGCGCCTGCTGGCCCTTGCTGGTGGATCAGATATAGGTCGAACGGCGTCGCGTCCCGGCCGGTAGCGAGCCGGAACGACGCGGTGTCGGCCTTGATCTTGCGCGCTGCGGCCATGGTGTTGTCTTCGACGTTGAAGATGTCGCCCTTGCCATGCAGCTTGAACTCCTCGTCGCTCAACTGGAAGACGCCCTTGTATCTCCCGGTCTGCTCTCCGTGGCGTCCGCTGCTCTCGAAGTTAGCAAATGTCTTCAGGAGATCGGCGCTTACCCCAGTCGCTGCTGACGCCTTATCGATGGCTTGGTTGGTGCTCGCAGGCAAAGCCGGGCCGCGATACGGGCCTCCAGCAGCAGGCTGAGCGATCCCCATCCGCTGAGCGTTCTCGCGCGACGGCGTGGAATCGAGCATGGCGCGGCGCTGGCCTGCGGCCGTGGTCGGATAGTATCCGGCCTCATCAGGAATCGGGTGTTTCGCGTCGGCCATTTCAGCGACAGCGGCCTTGTCGAGCTTGGGCTGGAGCCTCTTCTCGATTAGGTTCGCCGTCTTGGCGTCCATCCTGTCCCTGGTCTGCTTGAACAGCTCCTCGGCCTTCTTCAGATCGGCGCGTCCCTTCGGCCCATTCTCCCAGTTGTCGGAGAGCGTCTCGATGGTTGGGCCGACAGCCTTTCCCCAGTACTTGGCCTCCTCCGCCCGGTAGGTCGCCATGTTATCGGGGATCTCCTTGCCGTCTTTGTCGTATGGATCAATGCCGCTGCTGTGCAGGCGCTCGCGAACGCTGTCCAGGCCACCGAGGCCGCCTGTGCCGTGCTGGACCTGTTCGAGGATGTCGGGGATAGGCTGCTCCCGCATCAGCTCCACTTTGTTGACGTTGTCCTCCAGGGCCTGAGTGTGGACCTCGTTGTGAGCCTGACGGAGCTGCGTCCCAGCATAAGTCGACCCGTGGTTCGACCAGCGGTCGACGTCACGGAACATGGTGCTGGCGAGCTTCTCCTTTATCGCTGGGTTGGGAGCGCCGTTGACAGCGTCATTGTACAGTTGCCTGAGGTTACCCTGGAAAGTCGGGAGGTAATCGTGAGCTGCCTTCCCTGTCTTGGAAGCCATCTTCTCCCATTCTTCGGAGAACTTCTGCGACATGTCGAGCGCCATCTTGTTGTGCTCGATGTCGTTGGCAAGCTCCTGCTGCTTGACAACCGCGTCAAATCCAGTCTGGCCGAGCTTATGGATGGCAGAGAACGCGCTCGCGCCGAAGGAGTCCGGGGTGGCGTTGATGTTGAAGCCGCCGCCCGGATCGATCTTGGGTCCGATCTCTGGAGCGCCTGTGTAGTTGATGTTGTCTGCCATCAGGAGAACCACCCATATTCTTTATTCATCTTCGACATGCCGCCCAAGAACGAAGACCCAGCCTCGGCAGCGCCAGCGTACAGAGCAGTCTCGGACTTCGCTTCCTGGAGAGCTGACTCTGCCTGAGCGCTGTACTGCTGCTTCTTGGTGGCGTACCAGTCGAGGGAGGCGGCTTTCATGAAGTCTCGTGATCCGGTCTTGGTGATAGCGCGCTCGCTCTCAAGGACGTCGCCGGTAGAGCCAGCCTTGACGGTCAGGCCACTGCTTGCCTGACCGGCCTCCATCTTCCCCATGGTGGCTTTATCTTGCAGGCCCTTCTCCGCCAGCTTGGTGGCGGCGTCCTGCATTCCCATCTGCGCCTTCTGAGCGGCGAAGGCTGCGTTCTGCTTGGCGACCTGAGCCTGATAATCCGCAGCGTTGGATGCGGCTATGCCTGAAGCCGCCGCGCCTGCCGCCGAGATCGCCAGGGGGATCACCGCCATAAATGGTCCCATTTCAAACTCCCGACTTGATTATCTGGTGGAACATGTTTCCGTGCTTTCCGGCGACAACTGGCTGCGAGACGTGGAACCCGATGATGCCGAAAAACTTTGCAGCTTCAGGATAGTCTTCTGAAACGTAATTGAAAATGGTTTTCTTGTACTTCAGCATCTCATCCGTCTCAAATCTGGCGACGCGGGCGAACGACACCGGGACCTTCTCGATTCCGTTTCCGGTCAGCATCCAGGCGCAGCCGATGTCCGAGATGATCGACCCGCCGAGCCCGAGCATGGCGATGATCGTGTCGTCGAGCCATACCGACTTCACGTAGAGAGAGTTCTTGATCGAGGTGCGCAGGGCTCGTCCGGGCGACATCCCCATCGCCCGGCACTCTTCGATGTCCTTCCTGCGCATGTTGGCGAGGAGGGCCTTCTCGTCCCCAGGCAGGACATAGCGAATCCAGATGTGATTGCGGAGCGAGGTCGAGACGACCTGCATCGCTGGATCGACTAACTCATTGATATCTTTAGCCATTGGACTTTTCTTTCGCAACAACCCTACGATAGACATCCATTATCTTTTCCTCACCCGTTGTCGTCCCCCACAACTATTTCCGGCACGATTGCTACAACCGTGAGTGGTAAAGGATAGTCCTGCTGCACGCTGATCTGCCCTGGTTTCTTCCAGTCCGGGTTGATCCTGAGGAACTTGTCTCCGGTGTACAGGGGGACGGCGTTGCCAGCGAACACGTTGGCGTTCCGATCCTTAATCTCAATGAGGTTCGTCCAGGTGGTGGCGGCCAGGGTCGTCTGCGTCGAGCTGTCGACCTGATTGGCTCCGACCTTGAACCCGCGCGACTTGGCCACCCGGACGGTGACGCCGGGGATGTTCTTACGTTTGCCCTGCACGGTGCCGCCGCCCTGGACATCCGTGTAGAGGCTCTGAAGCTGGCAGGTGTAGGGCAGGCCCACGGAGATTGCCGAGGCCGTCTGAGGGGCGATGCTGATCGATCCTCCGGTAACCGTCTGGCTGGGATAGACCGAACCGTCAGCCACAACGGCGACGCTCGCGCCTTCCAGGTGATCGAGGCCGTAGACCGTGGAGACCGGCGTCGATATGGCCCAGGCTCCGGGAGCGGCTGGCAGAGGAGCTTTGTTCGGGTCGTTCGGCGTCGTCAGCAGGATCGGGAATGTGAAAGTCCCGGTGACCTGGGTGGCGGAACTGAAAGCGGTCACCGTCGCCATGCCGCCGCCGATACGGATCACGTCGCCGACATTGGCGGCCGTGAACACGGCGGAGGACGCGGTGAAGGTAACGCCAGAGCCGGTTGCCGCCGACGCTGTCAGGACGGCGTTCGGCTTGTTGATCACGTTGGTCAGCCCGGCGTCCACGGCGAAGACGTCGTCAATGCCTTCCCAGTTCCGGTCGTTGATGCGCTCGATATAGTACATCCACTGGCCACGGACGAAGCGCTGGACGACGAAGTAGACGCCGTCGTTGAGTCCCTCGGAGACAGAGGTCACCGACTTGAAGAGCCCGTTGGTGTCGTGTCTGGCCCAGCCCTGGACCTCCTGCTCTTTCAGGTAGGTCAGGCTCAGCAGGGAGCCATCGGTCTTCACCGCCCAGATCAGCTTGTGCGGGCTCTGCGCCCAGCACCATTCCCGGATCGGCGTCAGGAACAGGTGGTTGGACATGATGGTAATGTCCACGCCCGTGTAGATGTTCGTGAAGAAGTTGTAGCTCAGATCGAGAACCTGATAGCCCTTCTGCTGCAGGTAGATGATGTCGTAGTTGATGACGATGGGCGGCACCGTCTGTGAGACGCCATTGTAGGCCTGGGGCTGTGCAGTCTGGGTGGCTGGGGTCACCGCAGCGCCATTGGCTCCACCGCTCACCTGCCAAGCCCCTAACCCTGCCAGGACCACAAGCCCGCCCGGCATGGGGACCAGCCAGGAGACGCCGTTGATCTGCTTGGACCAGGGGGTGCCCTTGATCGCGTCATTGCCGACGGTCGGGAAGCTCTTGTCGAAATTCAGGAAGGACCCGGGTCTCGACATCCAGTAGGTGTTCGGTTCGTTCGTCGTCGCCGCGTAGACCCGGCGCTGCTGGAAATATCCGACGACCCCAGGCCATGTCCCCGTAGCCGGGTTGAGCGTCAGGCTGGCGACCGCGTTGACGCCGCCGCCCGAGTCGGTGATCACCACGGTGTCGGTGGGGGCATAGCCTTCGCCGCCGTTCACGACGATGATGGACTGGACGGAGCCGGTCGCGCCTGCTGCTCCTGCGGCGATGCCCGACGTCGAGCCAGCGATGCCGACGATCACGGTCAAAGCTGCTCCGGTCCCGGTCGAAGACGAGATGGTCGCGGTGGTCGTGTTCTGGGCATAGCCGGTCCCGCCGTTGGTCACGGTGATGTAGTTCACCGATGACGTCGCAAACGGGTTCTGGTGGAGCGGTGGCGTCGTTGTGTAGTCGGGCAGGATGTTGCTGTCCACCGTGGAAACGCCCGTGGTGGAGCTCATATAGCCGAACTGGATGCCGCTCGGGATGCCTGACGTGCCCACGGACGTCGGGGCCTTGTAGACCCGATAGCTGGACGCCCCTGCAACAGCCGGCCACTGCACGTTCAGGGAGCCAGCCGTCGTGGCGATATTCACGGTCGCCGTCGACGTGGCGATAGGGCTGGCGACGCTTTCCTGGCCCGTGGACGAGTCGATGGCCGTGACGCAGTACTGGTAGGTCGTGACGCCGATCGCCGTCGTGTTTGGCCAGCAGGTGATCGTCGGCGGAGGGTTGATCGCCGTGGTGAAGGATTCCTTCGTCAGCGTCCAGTTATTGCTGGCGTACCGCTTGAGATCGTATGGCGGGTAGCTGGTGTGAACCAGCGTCATAACGTCGGCGGACTGATCGAACTTCAAATACGGGAGATCAGCGATGGCGTAGGGGCTCGCCAGGGTGTAGATGCGCGAAACATTCCCCGCGGTGAACGTCCCGTAGGAAACCGTGCTTATCGGCAACCCGAAGATGTCCAGGAGGGCGAACTGATCGGCGTTGATGACGCTGATGACCGCTGTCTTGCCGTTGAGCAGCGTCATGCCCTGGACGTTGGAGAAGTACACCCAATCGCCCGTGGCGAAGCCGTGAGCGACCGACGTCACCACGCCTGGACTGGCGTTGGTGGCCGCCGAGATGGTCAGGGCGTTCTCGAGGATGTAACCGCCGTTCTGGATGAAGCGAACATACTTGTCCCCGAATTCGAGGACGTAGGTCTGGCCCGCCTGGACGTTGAAGGTGAACGGGATCAGCCGGGGCGGCAGCGAAGTCCCGGCCGTCTTGGATGCTCCAACGAAGGCGAGGCCTCCCCTGCTGGAGACGCCTCCTCTGTAGTCGACGTACATGTTGCGGATCGTCGCCGCGCCAACCTGGAACTTCGCGAGGTCAGTGCGTCCGAACAGCGTCGGGCTGATCTCACCGCTGGCGAAACTCGTGAGGATCTTTGCCGTCGTCATTTAGTGCACCGACTTCAAATAGGTGGGAGCAGTCGTCGTCCAGGTGACGACGAGACATTCATTCGGGCCGAGATCAATGACGGCCGGGACACTAACCGTTGCGGCGACCAGGGTGGCGACGGTGGTTCCGCTCAAGGCGACTGTCGCCGTGTTGGTCAGGGACTGTTTGTAATAATGGGTCTCAGGGCTCGATCCGGCGCAGATCGTCGCCGGGCTCGCGCCGACAGTCGTGGACGCCGTGACGCCGACCGGGTTGTAGCCGTAGTTGTCGCGGATCACCGACAGCGTCGCCGCCGTCGTCAGGCCGGTCGTATACGTCCTGATGCTGTTCTGGGAGACGACGGAGTAAGTGACGCCAGCGCCGAGGTTGATGCCGACGCCAGAAGCGGCGTAGTTCGTAAGGGTGTTCCCGATTATGGACATGCCGTTCACGCTGTCCGCCCTGATGCCGTTGAAGAACCCAGAGAACACGTTCCCGGATATCGACCACCTCAGGTGAGCGGCGGAAACGGTCGCCGCCCAGACGCCCTGGCCAGAGACGTTGGCGGTCTCCCCAACGCACGTGTTTCCGGTTATGGAAACGTTATTGACGGGCTTCGCGCCGCCGCCGCCAATCGTGTTGTCGACGAAGTACATGCAGGTGCCGTTGTAGCCAGCGCCGAGGCCAGACGACGTCGTCATCTCGATGACGTTGTCTGCGATGACGAGGTTGTTGGCTCCCTCTTCGAAATGCATGGCGTTCTGCTGGTACGTCCCGACCAGATAATTCTCCGCGATCCTGGCGTCGGTGACGTGAGACAGGGCGATAGGAAGATCGTTCGCGTTGTTGAGACCGACGGAGCCAATCTGGACTCCGCTTATGAGCAACCCATCGAACGACCCGGACGGGCTGTTGATGTTGAGCGCGCCCGTGATGTTGCGGTTATAGAAGCCGCCGACGAAGGAAAAACGCTTGTTGATCGTGGTGGTGGCGTTCGCCTTCAGGATCACGTAGTTGAACCCGGAGACGTCATCCTGGAGCATGGCGAAGTCGTCGGCCTCCGTGCCGCTGATCACGACGAGAGAGAGCTGGCTGGATGGGCCGATGGTCAGGGTCTCGGTCGCGGTTCCGGTCACCGACGTAGTGTAGCTCGCCTGCGGGATCAGGGTGTCGACCTGATTGATCTTGACGAAGCTGCCGTCGAGCGTCGCCGTGACGCCGGCTGTCGTCAGGACGGCGTTGGCGTTGACGGCGTTGACGAGCCCCTGGGCCATCTGGGCTGTGGTGTTGCCCGTGCCCACCGTGTAGGTGATGGTGATCGGCGACCCGGTGAGAGCCGTCGACGTGAAGATGATGTTGATCGTGTCGAGGTTCGTCGCGGTTCCGCCGACACGCACGCCCTCAACAGCGTTGCCCGTGAAGGCGCAGTTCTCGAACCTGATGTTGCTCGTCTGCAGGCCGAACAGGGTGGTGTTGACGGTCGACGTCGTGATGATGTTGATCGTCATGTTCCTGAACACGACGCCCGCATTTGTGAGGGTGAAGATGTTCGTGAAGGCGGTGTCGGACACCGTGAGGTTCAGAATGGTGACGCCTTTGCCAGCCCCTTCGATCACGGTGTTCGCAGGGACCGTGCAGAGGATCGTGGAGGCCGGGACCGTCACGGCGTAACTGCCAGCAGGGATGAACAGCTTCGCGCCTCCAGAGCCGTTGCAGGCGTTCTGGAGGGCCGTATAGTTGTTGGTGACGCCATCGGCCACGCCTGCGAAATCGGTGATGAAATTGAACTTGGCGTTCAGGACCGCTTCGACCTGGGGATAGGTCAGGTTCAACGGCGCAGAAGATACTCCGGTGTTGTTGCCGGTGATCGTATTGGCGGGCAGCGCCGGGAGCTGACTGCCGGTAATGGCCTTGAAGGTGGCGTCGTTGGCGTAGAAGGTGTTCTGCGCCAGAGCGCTGGTCGCGCTGAGGACGGTGATCGCGAGCGCGGCGATGATCTTAGTGAATGACATAGTTGAACGTCCTGTCGACTCTGGCGTTGTTGGCGTGGTTCACTGTAAACGATCCGGCCGTCGGAGCGAACCACATAATAGCCAGATCATTCGCCGCATCGGCTGTAACCGGCATGACGAGGATCACACTGGTGGCTTGGCAGAGGGTGTTGGTCACCACGGTTGACGTCGCGTTGGCAGTCAGCGTGAACTGCCCCCTGGCGTATGGCGTGGACCAGGAGGTCCCGTTCCAGAGGTATTGGATGCCGGAAACCGTAACAAGAGCCACCCACCCGGTCTTTGGCGTGATGAACACCCAGGTGCGGTAGTACAGGTTGTAAACGGCAATCTGGTTGTCCTTGCCGAGCCATGCGCCGGTTCCGCCCGTGGCGACGATATAGGCGTCCTGGTCAGCCGGCGACACGGGAGGCGTCGAGACCAGATTGCTGATAACCGACTGAACGCCGACGATATAGGCGGCGATGTCTGGCATACGAGCGTAAAGCTTCTTGGTGCCCTGGTTATGGATTTCGAGCATCTCGGTCCCGTCAAGAGGGTTCTTGACGGGGTAGATGTCTATCGGGTAATTATCGCCAGGAGGGAACAGAGCCATAGTATATCCTTAGAGCTGGAACCCATTCGGGAAGTTGATGATGTCCCAGCCGTAATAGAACGCCCCATTGCCAACGTAAGCTGGAGATGTTCCTCTGGCTCTGATCCAGTCTGGGATGTGATCCTGAGTCGTCGGCCCCTCGTTGCCATCGGTCACCCTCGCCTTGTTGATGATCTGCATGGCGATGTTCATCTGGTCCTTATGGAGAGCCGCGTTGCGCGCGAGCGCGTTCACGAACCACGCGCCGAGGTAAGAGGTGGCGCACTGGATGAAAGCGGCGTCCCAGAGATTGGGGTCCGTTACCCGGCCGGTGTAGACGAGCTGGGCCTGGGACATGTTGGTGAGGATGCAGCGCACCCGGTTGCCGAGGGCGTCGGTGTCCGAGGCCACGGCGAACCTGACAGCAAAGTCTGAGGCGTAGCCCGGCGTGCCAGTGTTGTCTGCCGTGGTGAACGGAACCGATCCGCCCGTGGTCGGCATGACCGGCAGGATGTAACGGGGTTTGAGACAGTCGCTGGGCCACGCGTAACTATAGGCCCAGGGCTGTAGGGGGATGGGGAGAGTGGTCCCTGTCGGGTTCTCCGGTGTCCCCTGTGCGGCTTTGAGGAGCGTAAGAGAGTTCTGGAACCGGGCGAAATTCCAGTGCGCCGCCCGGTGCAGGTCATCGATCTTCGGCCCATAGAACAAGGACGCCACGTTCCCCTCGGCGCTCCCGTCCGAAGGGTTTATGCTGCTCACCTGCGCTTGCGCGCCAATCTCGGCGAGCGCCATATTAACGATAGTGACGGCGTCCACGTCCTACTCCTCATCTTAGTATTCTTCGTCTTGCTCTTCGTCTTCGACTTCAGTCGATTCGTCCTCGACCGCCATAGCGACGATCTGGAGTTCAATGTCCATGCCACTTCCCTGTTTCTCATGAGAGTGGCTGGAGATGCTGGTCACCTTGGCGAGAAAGGCTCCATGGAGAAAGTCCCCGACCTCCACGTCATCACAGAGTTCGAGCTTCTCCAGCTCTTTCTCCGTTAGACGAATGCAAAGGCCATAGGGATACTCGGACTCTATGGGCTTCAGATGAAGATGGTCTTCCTCATCCTCGTCTCTTTCATTCTTCATATCCCTATAGCGCATTGGATTACTTCCCTTTGTGAACGCCGTGGTCGGCGAACAGCGAAGCGGACTGGACATGAGTGATGGCGTGGGCCAGCTCACGAACAGCATGAGGGTGGTGTTCCTTCATGGCTTCCAGGTGGGTGATGGTCGCGCCAACGAGGGTCTTCAGATGGGCCACGTGAGGATGATCCTCGTGGTGATGACCTACGTGAGCGTGAGCATGGTCGGTCACGGTGATCGCGTGGTTGCCATGCTTGGGATGATGAACGTGGACGGTATGCGTCATAATTTTTGTCTCGTCAGGGTTTGAGGGTTACGCCATCGCTGCGGCAGGAGCGCCGCCCATGGGTGGTTGTGGCTGGCCCGCCATCGCTGGCGGAGAACCGGCTCCAGCAGCCCCTACGCCGGCCGAAGCCATAGCCGGGGCTGGTGTAGCGCCTGGGCCTGCTCCAGCCTCAGGAGACGCTCCCAGGCCTGTTCCTCCATGGATGCCCGCAGCCTGCAGGTGGTCCATCGAGTGCTGGTCGTTCAGAGCGCGCTTCTCATCGGCGTGGTGACGGTGCTGGCGCGTGCGCTGCTCATGATGAGTCGCGTGGACGTCGGGCCGGGCGCCGTGCTTGGCGAGGTTCTTCTCATGCTCGGCATGGAGGCCCTCGCGCTCGCCTTTATGCTTGGCGTCCATGGCGTCGTGCGCCGCGGCGTGCCGGGCATGCAATTCTTTGAGCGGACTGTGCGGAGCGCCGTCGCCCTTGTTCTCTTCGCCGCCGAGATGGCGCGGGCTGCCTTCGCCGCCAGCTGGCTCTTTCCCAGCATCGCCGGTCTTCTTGTGGTTGGATGCGTGCTTGTAGCGCATCTCAGCCTTGGACTCTTTCTTCTCGTCGACCTTGCCAGCCGCTTCGGTAGCTTTTTCCATAATCACTCTCCGTAGCGGCTTTTCATCCGCTGGTCTTCTGTCTTTGATGGCTTCTGGCTCAGCTTGGCCTTGAGCTTCTTCTCGCCCTTGCCTCCCTTAAGCCAGCCTTTTTTCTTTGGCGCGTCGGCCTTACGTTCGGGCAATTTATTATAACGTCCTTTCTTGTCGGCGTCAGCAAAGTCTTTTCCTACAGACTGAGAAACGCCGACTCGTTTAGCCGCAGCCGGGTCATGTGCCACCATTTCCATAAAACGATGTTGCGCTTTACTTACACTTGGCATATTATGCCGCCTATCATGACAAAGTTCACCTCAGATGCGGAGAAGGCGGCATACTTGTCGGCCTTCATAGACGGAGAGGGGCATATCGGAACCTCTCTTACAAAAAATGGCCACGTCCACCGGCGCGTGAGCTTTAACAATACAGACAAAGAGTTGTTCGACTCTGTTGTCCAGATCTGCCGTGACCTTGGGCTTAAGGTAAGAACTTACTTTAATGAGTCCAAGAAAGACGAATGGTCAGATCAGTGGTGCTGTCACTTAAACTGTGGCAAGGCCAACTTCGAGCTTTTCTCAAAGCTGGTTAAGTTACAATCCCCAAGAAAAACACTAGCTCTTGAGAATATCATCTCTAGCTACATACCAAAAGAGGCAACAAGAGACAAAAAAAGAAACGGAAACTATGTTAAATGCAAGACATGCGGAAAAGAGTTTTACGCCAGCCAAGCATTTATTAACAGGGGAAATGAATTCTGTTCCATTGAATGCCGAGGCATAAGCCAAAGAACTCGTTTCACTAAGTGCTGTGAAACATGTGGGAAAGAATTCACTACCATACCAAGTCAGAACTCAAGGTTTTGTTCAAGGGAATGCATTAAGCAGTCTCCTGAAGACCTACGGCGGCTAAGGGCACAATCCAAAGCAGCAGCAGAGAAAAGATGGGGAAGGGGCGGGTAAGCCCCTTCTTTTTTACTCCATAAACCGGGCCTGAGCCTTCGATGTCGCGGGCATGGAGTTCTCCCTTAATTCAGATTACGCCGGCCATTCCACCCAGGCAAGACCGAGGTCGAGACCAGTGGCGGTCCAGGCCGCTGTCGACGCCGCGAACGACACCGCAACGCCAGCAGGCACAAGCACCTTACCGTCGAAGTAGTAGCTGATCGGGTTGTCGGCAGTGGACGTCACAGCGCCGAAGGTCGTGATGATCGCAGCGCGAGCGGCTGCGGTCGTGCCCATGGCGACATGGGTCAGAGCGGAGGCGTACACGGCGGTCGAACGCAGGCCAGAGCCGAGAAGGGCGCTGACTTCGGTTCCGGCCGTGTAGGTCGGAGCGACAGCGAACTTCTCATAGTGCAGGCCGATCACGTTGACGACGGTGGTCGCCAGAACGACACCGACATCGGCGCTGATCAGCTCGAGCACTTTTCCGCTGCCGATTGGATTGTAGACCGAGAACACCGACGCCATATTGGCGGCGATGGCAGGAAGGGTCTTGGCAGTGGCGTGAGCATGGAACACCAGACCGGCCTTGGCCGCCTGATAATAGTTGCCATGGACGTGGGTGACGAAGGCGTCGCCCTGCTGACCGGCAGGCTGGTTGACCGCCGTGCCCGCAGGGTAGTTGGTTGTTCCGAGAAGCTGACCTGGAACGATTTGGCTAATAGGCATGTTAAACCCTCAATAAACTTCCGGGATCAAACCGGATTGGTTAAGGTCGACGAAGCCTGATATCCAGGATCTCCACGGAAGCTGTCCGTCTCATCAGGAATATTAAGGCCAATCCGAACGAGCTCATTGAGGATGCGGAGCTCGTTGTAGATGAGCCCGAGGAGCTGAGCCTCGGACATGTTCTTGACTGAGCCATCGCTCAGCGGGAGTACGTTCCCATATCCGGGAACGGTAGAATACGCTGGCCCTGCCATAGCGCCCCTCCTACAACCTTAGGTTATTCCTCAGTCCACTCGATCAGGTAGTAACTCGATGCGCCGCCAGGGACGGCGGCGCCGCCATGATTAATGGCGATCTGCTGGTTGACGCCACGCAGGGTTGGCTTCTCTTCGCCGACGCCGAACTGCCAGCAGGTCAGAGTCGACTGAGCCGCAGGGGTAGTTGCGTTCAGGAGAACCATATGGCCGCCACGAATGAGCGTGCCAGTGCCAGCGGTCGGGGCCACGGTGTACAGCGACACGACGCCGGTCGGGGCCGGGTCATTGCTGTCGTACTGGGTGAGCGTCTGCGACGTCGCGGTGCCGCCAGTGTCCGGGGTAGTCCGCTTATACAGGTAGATGTCGTAGATCGAAGCCGCAGTAGCGTCGCCACCGAAGCAAACCTGGGCAAGCTTGAGGGTCTTGGTCGCGGAGCCGGTCAGGACGATATAGTCCTGCGCTGTCGCGTAAGGCGTCAAGTCGGTGCCCTGGAAAGCATAGGTGCTCTTCAGGCTATCGGTGTTGACATAGCTGGCGCCCGAGGAGTCGAGCACTGGGGTGCCGTATCCGCCAGTCGTAGTATACGGAACAGCCAGAGCGGCGGCCGGGACAAAGCTGGCGAGAGCCAGGATCGCGAGAATACGCTTCATGTTAAATTCCCCTCTGGATTTCCTGGGACACGGTGCCCATGACTTTCTTGGTCTTCTTGACGCCGTGCTCTTCAGCCTGCCCGATGGGCTTCACAGGCATTTTCCGCTTTGACGTCATCGACTGGGTGTTCCCGTCGTAGCCGGTCAGCGGGGCCTTCTCGGCGCTTTCGCGCATCTTCACGGGCTGATGGCCGGTCGGCACAATCGGCGTGATCTCATGGCGCGGACGATTGCGGTAGGCCTCCTCCATGAGGTCGCCCATATCAGGGGTCTTGCCATTGACCTTGTTCATGAACAACTGGAACTGCTCTTTGGCAGCGTCATTCAGGGGGATCATGTGTTCGTTCGGAACGAAGTCTGCATCATCGACGTCGATGACTTCGTCCTCAGGGATGAACTCATCGCCAGCATACAGCGGAGCGATGAGCCGGTAACGCGGCGCTTCGGCGGCGTGAGCCATGGTATTCTCCTAGAAGAAAGAAGGGGAGGCCGAAGCCTCCCCCGACAATTACGGACCAACCACATAGTTGGCAGGATACTGATCGGCGATGCCCACCCAGCCGTCGGCGTTGAGCACGACGTTGGCGTTCACGGTTCCGGTCGTCATGACGCCGGTGCCGAGAGCGTAGTACATGCGCACGTAGCGAGGCATCGCAGCGCCGAGAGCCTTACGCGGCCAATCGAACACCCAGGTCGCGCCCGCAGTGAGCACGGTCGCCGCCAGGGCGCCGGACTCGATGTAGGTCGTCCAGGTCGAGCTGTCGGTCGATCCCTGGAACTGGAAGTTGATGGTAGCCGAGTTGGTGCTGGTGAACGCAGTCGGGATACCGACCACGATCTTCGGCTTGTTCATGCCTTCGGAAACGCCCATATCCGCGCCGAAGCGGGTGGCGTTGCCGATGTTGGTGTTTCCGCCCGACTCGTCGTAGGCGGTGATGGTCGTGCTCGCAGTGCTCACGGTCGTAACGGCCTGAGCGCTGGAGAACTGGAGCTGAGAGTCCATAATCATGGCGTTATTCCTTTCCCATCAATCTCTTAGACCACGCGGGTCTCAGTGTTCAACAGGACGTCGTTGATGCGGATCGGGGCGCCACGGAACTCGACGATGGGCTGACCAGCGTACTCGGTCGGGGTCAGCAACACGTTCTTGTCACGGATCGCCTGGAGATCCATATACTGCCGAACCGTACGGTTGCAGTAGATGGCTGGCTTGATGCCCGGAGCCGTCTGGCCCGGCGCGTCGGTCTTGGTGATGCCGGACTGGCGGCGTCCCATCGTGGGCAGACGAACGACTGCCTTGGAGAGGAGCGCGAAGATGTCCGGGGGAGTGGAGCTCGCCAGACCGCCAGCGGCAGTCGTGGTGTCCAGGTTCGGGATGCGAACGCCATAGCGCCAGTCACGAACGGTCAGGCCGGCCTGCCACTTGAAGTAGCTGGTGTAGGCTTCGAACTCGTTGCCGGAACCGTCGCGGCCAGGACGGACGTCGCCCTTGTCCTCGAACAGGAGGCCAGCCTTGGAGCCCTTCGGGAAGATCCCGAACATGGTCTGCTCGCCCCAGCCCAGGAGCCAGATCGAGGTGTTGCTGGAGCCGGTGCCGCCGCCGTCGAGCACGTTGATCGCGTTCTGCGCGGTCGCGGTCGACACGGTGTTGTAACGTGGGCTCAGTCCAGTGAACTGGGTCGGGTTGATCGCCGAGTTGCCGTAGAAGATGGTGGTCGCCATCTGCTGAGACAGGCCCTCGAGATGGGCGTTGTCTTCCGACATACGGAAGCGCTGCACGTTGCCAGAGAGCTCGGCGAGCGCCCGGTCCACGCGGCTGTAGGCTTCCAGCATGCCGACGCCATCCGTGATCTGCACGGTGGTCGACTTGGTGAAGGGGATGCCCTGATAGAGCATTCTCCAGGTGCCGCTCGGCAGACCGGTGCGGACAGTGGTCTTGTGACCTGTTGGCAGATTGCCCTCGGTCCAGATCATGTCGTCAAAGATTTCATTGCACTGAGACAGGGTCTCGGCAATGTCATCAATGACACCGGCCGGATCAGTCCTGCTTGCCCAGTCGGCAAGAGACATAAAATAGTTAACCATTAGTTAGCCCCACTGGCATTGTAACGTTTCTGCTCTCGCGTCTGCGGCGGCTTCGGAGCTGCTGTCTGGGTGACAGGACTTCCTTCGGCGAGTCGGGAAGCCATGTTGTTGACCCAACGGATAATGGCCGGATGATTCCCGGCCCCGGTGAAGCTCAGAGCCTCGAGCAGTTCAGCTCTCTGAGCTTCGGTTCCGCCGAAGCGATTCACCGCCGAGATGCATGTCTGGATTGTCGTGTTGAAACGGTTGCCGCCAATCTCAGGGTCTGACTTGACAGCGTCCTTCCACTGAGCCTGAGTGTCGTTCCACACTTGGACCTGATGTTCAGACAGATACTGATCACGCTTCTGGACCTCAGCGAGATGCATGTCGATCAGGCGCTGTCCGCGTTCCTGAGGTGGTAGTTCTCCGCCAAGAACCTCCTTGAACGTATTCAGGGAGGAGTCGTCCAGCTTCATTCCCTCTGGGAGACTGAAGTCGGTCCAGGTGACTGCCGGGGGCGCTTCGGCCGGGGCCGTCTCTGCTACTGTCTCAGCCTCTGGCTTGGGAGGCTCGACAGTCTTCCCGGCCTCTTCGCTGATCAGGCTCGTGGTCGGGATAACTGGGGTGGGCTCGGCAGTGGTGGTGACGTCTGCAGCCGGGGCCGGGGTCTCAACCGCTGCTAGGACGGGAGCCGCTACGGGCGCGGGTGCGACGTCTACTGCGGGAGCAGGTTCGGAAGGCGCTGTAATAACCGGGGATGTAGCGTCACTTACCGACATTTTTGTTGTGTTCCTTCAACATCAGAATGAATTCGTCAGGAGAGACCTTCATGATCTGAGCCGTCAACATCAGGCCGATGTTCCGCTCACCTTCCTTGAAAGCCATAGTCAGGGCCTCGCCTGTAAAGCTCGTGCTGAAGCAGTGACACGAATCCAGGATAGAGCGCATCCATTCCCGGCCAGCTTGTGTAGACATAATTGTATATACAACGCCTTCACTGGCTTTTCGCTTCCTTCCCGCAGAGCGGCGCTTGGCCGCGACCTGCGCCGGGTCGGATGCATTGAATGTCCCTTCGGACTCTGTCTTCTCTTCTGTATCTTCAGCCATTTTTACTTTTTGCTACGAAACACGTGATATTGCAACAAATATCTTGTTGACAACGCAAAAAACCCGTCCAGACGCTAATCTGGACGGGTTTGAGTTTGTCCGAGCAAGAGACGAGCCGGTGATGCGCCCCGGTGCTCAAGCGCCTCAAAGGAGGAAAAGACGCGAGCCCAACATCACCGGCCCGCATTCATTATGCACTATTGGTCAGACATTTCCAGCTTTTTCTTCGACTGGTTGCGGCTTACCGAAATAAATTGTCTGCTCGCCAATGTGACCGAGCTCGAAGGACAGATCGAGATCGCACCAGACCTGGAATCCATACCTCTGGGCCTTTAGACAAAAGTTGTAGTCCTCGCCCATGTGCTTGCCGTCGCAATACTTGGTCTTGTTCTCCTGCTCTTCTTCCTCAAGCCACTTGTGGAGAGCCGTGTACGTGAGGAAGGAGGCCATGATGTCTTTGGGCAGCGGGAGATGATAATGGTCCTGCAGGAGGCGGATAAAAGCGTCCATGGGCTCTCCCTCACGCCTTACGCTGTCGAAGTACCAGGGCTTCGGGATGGCCTGATAGACCTTCGCCTTGACCATCATGCAGCCGCCCGGCATCAGCCAGAACGGGACCAAGCCGCCATTCTCGAAGTCGACCGGGCCGAAGGGGACGCCGAGGAGTTCATAGGGCGGGACGCGCTTGCAGTAGATTCCGCCGACGATGTCCTTGTCGTGATCGAGGAGCCGCTTCACGAGCTCGACTGGCGGGACGTTGTCCGAATCGCACCAGAGGATGTGAGTTGCTCCCTTGGCGATAGCGCCCTCCGCCATCGAGTTCCGCGCCATCGCGATGATGGAATTCTTCTCGTTGACGGTCAGCGTGGCGATGCCGTGAGACACCGCGCGCGAGGCGACGGCGCTCAGCGTAATCGCCATGTCGGCTTCCCACTGACGGCCGGATGGAATGCAGATGGCGACCTGAGCCGGCTGCTCTGTCATTGCGTGGTGATCCTCTTCATCATCCCCATAGCGATCAGGCGGGCGCACTGCTTCTGCAGGTGCTCAAGCATGTGAGCCATGTGCAGGAACTCTTCGCGCTTGCTGGCGTGGGCGTAAACCCGAGCGGCGTTGGCGGCTTCCCGATACTTCTCCATGAGAAGCTCGGCGGCTTCTTTCTCAGAGAGCTGCGCCACTTTGAACCTCATATTTCTCGTAAGCGCGCGCCAGTTCGGCGAGCCGTGGATGTGTCCAGCCCCAGCGCTTACCGGTCTGGATGAAAACCTGATCGCGGCGAACAGCAGCAGGGCGGCCGACGCCCTTCATGGGGCGGATGATGTATTTCAGGAAGTCTCCACTGTACCGGGTCCACTTCACAGGGAGAGTGATGGTGCGACGCGGGTCGCTGGCGAGACGCGCGTCGCTGCTGCCCTTATTCGACCTCGCCGATTTCCGATGCCGGGATCGCTTTTGGATTGTCGTCAACTGGTTGTTCCTCCTCAAGGGGCTCATACATGGCGCAGGCAATGAACTCGTCTGAGACATGCGGGTAGATCGCGTACTGGTTGATCGCCGTGGACGACGGTTGCCACGCGACGCAGACGTTCCACGTTATGTGCCCCTCAGTGATATGATAAAACGCGCATGATTTGCAAGTCTTACCTCTGAATTTGTATTTGTTTTCCATTTACATTATCCCGCTAAACTCGGCTTGTCATTATGCTAGGCCTGTGGTCACCCCGCCAGAGATGGCGGGGCTGCACTTGAGTTCATCCCCAGCATGAGATCAAGGGCGCTGGAGGCCCCTCCCACTGGGGTGTCACTCATCACCTTGGCCGTCTGAGCCGCCTGTGTGCCCATGGCGGCCGTGTTCTGCGCGTGCGCCATCTGGGCCTGCTGCTGGCGACGCTGGTTCCGCTTCTGCTCCATGGCCGCCCGGTCGCGGAGGATCTTATGAGGAGCGCCAACGAGATCGGCGTACTCACGAATCGTCTCGTCCAGGTCGAGGTTGTCCATGACCTCCGGGTCTGCGGCCATCATGTTTCCGGCCGTCGCGAGGATTCGCTCGATGGAAACGGTCGCAGCCGCCTTCTGCGCCATGCTGAGCATGGAGATGTACTGGATCTTGAACCCGACGCCCTTCAGGGAATCCGGGAGAGGAGGAAGCAGTTTACGCCGCGCCAGAATGCCGAAGATCCGTTTGATCGCTGGCGAAGCGCCTTCATTCTGGAACCGGTCGATAACCGGGCCGAGGACGGCCATCTTCTCCTGATCGCGCTTCTGGACTTCATAGGCGGTCTGCTCCTTGGTGGTATCGGAGTGCAGGAGGAAGATGTTGTTAAAGAAGCCGTTCTTGATCCGCTCCTGGATCTCCTTGATGTCGGCGACCATCCATTGCAGTTGGGGGTTGACCTCGTACACCGGCCTCATGCCCGCCTGGGGGCCGAGGTTGGCGACGTAGGTGACATGCCCAGGGAGGGCGCTGGATGGCTCGTTCTTCAGCTCTACGCTGGCGAGAAGGGGTGGCCTGACATGCTTCTCGATAGCCTCGGCCTTGCGCTTGGACTCGAGCTGAAGCTGCATGATGTCAGGAAGAGCGTCCATGCCCGGCGAGCGGCCGTATGGATCGTTGGAGGTGATGGCCCACCGGGGCGCGATGAAGGGCTCCTCGTAGAAGCCACGGACGCTGAGGGCCTGTTCGGTGGAATTGCCGAACACCCAGTAGACCTCCCGGTATGGGAAGTGGGACGCGGCCATGGGCTTGAGTTCGCGGCCGGCTCCGTCGAGGATGGCGAAGTTCGGCTCGATGGCGTGGGCCACGATGAACTCGACGTCGAGGCTCGCCGCCTTGGTGCGCCACATCTCCTGGACTGTGCCAGGGCAATTCTCCAGGCCGAACATCTGGACGATCTGAGAGACCGTCATCACGAACTTGCGGTAGAAGGACTCGATGCGGTTCGTGTTGGACGACGCCAGATAGTATTCGCCAGCGCAGGGGACGTGACAGCGAATAACGTCCTTCTCATCCTCGTAGATGAGCATCGGGCTGGTTCCGAAGACAGTCAGGTCCTCGAATACCTGGGTAAGAGAGTCGTAGAAGTTCGACCGGGCCATCGTTCCATAAATGAGGCCCTCCACAGAGTCGAACCAGAGCTGTGCAGGCTTGTCTGGGACGAACTGTGGGTCATCAGCCTCGATCTTGAACCAGGGCCTGGACGGGCTCGTGAGGCCTTCCTTGAGGCCGCTGGCGCAGACCCTCATCGCCTGGGAGCCCGTGGGGTCGACGATGTTCTGGTTGATCGGGAAGCCGCGCGTCATCGTGTTCGGCGTGATCAACCAGTGATAGCGCCGGGGAAGGATGTTCTCTGCGAGGAGAGCCCAGTGACGCCACCAACTGAGACGCCAGTTGGTCATCATCTGCAGGCGGCTCTCCAGGTGGGTCCTCAGGTCCTGCCAGCTCGCGTCGGCAGCCAGCAGCTCTGTGGGTGGGGATGGGTCCTCCTGAGCCAGCAGGGAAGGCGACGAGCGCTCATAGCGGATGTCGTCGTCCTTCGGGATCTCGGTGATTTTCTGCCCGTGGGCCAAGGCGGCTTCTCGCCTGGGAGCCGCCTTGTCTTTGTATCTGGCTACCGCCTTGTGCACCATGTTACTGACCCATTAAGGCTTTTCCGGCCGTCTTCGTCTCAGGCGCGCCCGCAGCGCCGGTCAGGATCGTGCCGCCAGCCGCAGCGCCAGGGCCTGAAGCGCCAGTGATGGATTCGTTGGCCTTGGCCGCAACCTGAGGATTCGGCGGAGGCGGAGGAGGGGCAGGCGCTTTCGGAGGGTTGAATAAGGCTCCCATGTGTGGTGCTCCTAATTGGGAAGGTTCCAGCATTCGGCGAACGGGTTGTAATCATTCTGATGAGACGGCTTCTGCTTCAGCCGGTCGGTGTGGTCTGACTTCATGATCGGGAAGGCGAAGGTGCAGGCCAGGGCGTCCGAAAGATCGGGGCTGGGGACGCCGCGTCGGCGCATGTCATCCTTCTTCTCGAGGATGATGGCGTCCTTGCCGTAGAGCAAAGTATATCCGTATTGAATACTTGTGAGTTCGTCGATGAGCTGGATGTCGTTGGGGATGGCTCCGCCCGGCAGCATGTCGCCGAGGGGATTGGGGACGTTGCCGAGCCAGTCACGCATAGCGCCCCACATCTGGGTCCGCTTGTTGGCGTAGACGACCATGCCCTCTTCGGTGTTGTGGTTCTGGCCGTCGGCGGTAGCGCCGAAGATAACGTCCTTGATTGGCAGGCGGGCGTAGCGCAGGCGGTCAGCCACGCCGCCGCCGACACCTCCTGCGTCGACGAACACGCCGTCTGGCTGATACTGCTTGTAGAGCTCGATGACCTTCAGGGCCAGGGTGTTGGTGTCAACGCCGGACATCTTGACCCAGGGGATCGTGCGGGCGTCGCGGCCACGCCGGAAGGCGATGCAGGAGATGTTGTCGCCGAACCGGGCCACGTCGACGCCCATGATGAGCGGATCGTAGATGGTCGCCACGGGCTCACGGATCGCCGCCGCGCGGGCCAGCTCGTCGGGGATGAACTGGAGGGAGCCGACGCGCGGGAACTCGCCGCGCACGCGAACGCGGAAGAAGTCGCTGTCCTCGCCGTAGGCGCGCAGCCAGCCGTCGTACAGCTTCTTGTTGGTGATCTTGGAAGTCCTGGCGTCGACCTTCTTGGTGCGCCACATCGACCTGTAACGGGTGAAGCAGTCCTTGAAGCGGCCGATGGAGCGGGTTGGGTTGCCGCAGGCGAGCCAGAGGATCTCGGTGTTGCCGTCCGTCTTCATGCCTTCGGACACTTCCCAGATCAGGTCCGGGATAGCGGAGGCTTCGTCCATGATGAGGATCAGGCGGCGGCCTTTGTTGTGCAGACCGGCGAACGCCTCGGTGGACTTCTCGCTCCAGGTGATCCGGTCGAACCTCCACTGCTGAGCCCACTTCTCGTCGCGGGCGTGGATGGAGGTGCCTTCCATCTGGAAAAGCTCGTGGAGAATCGGCGCAAGCTGATACCACTTGCCGATCTCGACCCACGTCTTCGTGCGGAGCTGGTTGTCGGTGTTCGCTGTAACGACGCCCTTGGTGCCGACGCGGGTGCTGATCCCCCAGAGGATCACCCAGGAGACGAGGCAACTCTTGCCAACGCCGTGGCCGGATGATATGGCGATCTGCAGAGCCTCTTCCCAGTCGAGGCATTTACCAATCGTTACAAGGACTTCCGTCTGCCATGTGTCAGGGCCAGTCTGGTCGACGAGCGTCGTGCCCTCCTGCCCCCAGGGGAAAACGTCCATGACAAAACCGAGCGGATCGCGCTCATACTGGTGCAAGTACTCGGCTATCTTGATGAACGAGGCAGATGACATATTTCGCTTCCGTCGACTTCTTTGCGACGAATGTAATATGTGTCCATGAAGTTAGCAACACATTTGAATTTAAATGCGATAAATAGCGTGATATGATCGGTATATACAGGAGGTGTAGACATGGAAAAGCCCAGAGGGATTGACAGCGCAGCTATGGATGAAGATGCAGAGATGTGGGCTATGCAGGTCTGGTCGGACAAGAAGGAGCGGGAGTTCTGGGACATCTGCTTCTGGGCTCGGAAGCCTGGAGACGCAAAAGGCGTCGCAACCTTTTTGGATGCGACGCCTCGGTTGTCGTGGATGTCGAATAAGACCCTGGCAGAAGTGTGGTTCTACCTGCTGGAGCAGAAGAAGCTTAAGAGGCTGGACTTCTCATTCACTCAGGAGAATAAGACCCTTATGGCTGATCTGCTTATTCGTCCTGCTCATCGTCCTGACCAGTTTCCTCAGCCTTCTGCTCCTCGGCGCACTTCACGAGGTCCCAGCCGACGGGGATAACTGGAGCATCCCGGCCATAGTGGTCCCTCGACTTCAGGGACTGGAGCCACTTGATCTTCTCCTGATCGTCAGAGACGATGGTGGTATTGTTGTCGTCCATCTCGATGGAGATCTCAGAGTGCTTACCGAGGACCTCGCCGAGCATGACGTCGTAGCCCTTGGCCCTGGCGAGCCGATCAGGCGTCGTGACAAACAGGCACTCGATGTCGCCCATGCGGCCGACGTTCTCGAGGACATGTACGAGGATCAGGGGCTCCTCTGGCAGACAGCGGATAAGTTCTTGCTCACTCATGTGCGTCTCCTTTTGCGCAGATGATCTCCATGCAGGTGCGATAGCGTGGAGACACGTGGTAACTGACCGGGATGAAACCATGGGCTTCCAGGAGGAGGCTCAGGTTCTTCCGGCTGAAGTTGTGATAGTGCTCGATCTCAACCCAGTATGGGTTGGCATTCTTCATGTTCAGTTCCCGCCAGACGGCGGTGTCCGTGTTCGGGCAGGAGATGACCAGGACCCCATCATCAGTGAGAATGCTGTGAGCGGCGTCCAGGGCCGTGCGCGGGAACGGCATGTGCTCCAGGACGTCGAGCATGGAGATGACGTTGTACTGTCCATGCACGTTGCTGACGCCACGGCCAACATACTCCTCAAGCGACATCCCATAAGCGATGAACCCGAGCTTCATGAGGGCGTCGACATTCTTCATGCGCAGGTCGAGGCCGACGGTCTCATAGCCGAACTCATGGGCCGTCATGACGAGCGCGCCAGACCCGAAGCCCACGTCCAGCCAGGAGGGGCTCGGCAGGGTGAAAACCTCCTGGGGAGCCGCCACCTTGTCGATCAGCATGGACGCTGTCCACCGCTCCTGCTCGTTGACCTGGACCTGCTGGCTCTTCTGGCCGTCGCTGAAGAGAATGGTCGCCGCCTCCCCTTCGAAGAAGCCGTCGGTGAAGATATGGCCACAGCCTCCACAAGCCATCCAGCGGATCGTCCATGGCAGGGGCTGCTTCCAGAGGGGGTGAGACCGGCAGTCCCAGGTCCCGTACTCCTTGAGCCTCTTATCGGCGCAGAGAGGGCACTCTGTATAAAGAGTGCGTCCCAACATCTTTTCCGTGAGTTCGTTGATCATGCTGCGGCTCTCCTACGGGCGCGGTAGCTGGCGAGCATACGAGCTCCGAACTGTTCGACTTCTGACTTGGCTGACATCATGGCCTGATACTGGAGACGCCGGATGAGCGTGTCCATGGGCTCGGCCTCGGCGTAGTCCTGATAAAATCTGCTCATCTCTGTCCTCCGATGACGCTGGCGAAAAGCTGAAGAAGCGCGAACAAGAGCACCATGGACACCACCATGGCGATCGCCCTGGCCATTGCTGAATTCATGCTCCGCCCTCCAGGCTCCACGATATGCTGTGCATATTCATTTCGTCCTCCTTATTAAATTGTATCCACACCTTAGCATACTTTTGCCCTTGACGCAAGCATTAAACCAACCTATATGTTGGACATATAGGACAAAGGAGGACCACTATGGACGTAAGCGACCTGGAGCGGCAAGAGCTTTTTGAGCTCGCCGGGCTGCTGGGCGACAAGCTCGGAGCATCCATAAAGAGGGAGTGCATCCTCGAGCTGCGGGTGACGGGGCTGGTGAAGGCGCTGGACGCGGCGCGGAAGGACAAGTTCTTCAGTAATTCGACCGAGCTCCAGGAGCTCATCGACCGGGGTGACTGGTGGCAAGAGCGGGCTGACAGCTTCGAAGAGGACCTGAAGAACGCCAAGGACCAGTGGGCTGAGTACACGGAGAGGACAGAGAGCGACATCCAGGCTCTCCGGCAAGAAGTAGTGGATTCGGAGATCCTGCATAAGGCTGACGCCGAGACAATCAAGAACCTGCGCCTGACCTTGGAAGACCAGAGAACCTGTCTGATGACCAAGGATATGGGCGTCCGCCGGCTGGAGCGCGAGCTGAAGGAGACGCGGGCGAACGTGATGAACGAGCTGTCGGCGATGATCCCGAAGGCGGTGGCCGCCGAGCGGGACGCCTGCGCCGAGGTCTGCAGACAGGCGGCTCTGCAGTGCGCGTCTCCGACCCAGTCGACTGCGATCATCGAAGTTGTGAATGCAATTAAGGGAAGAGGGTAAGATGACAGACCACTTGAAAGACGTGGAAGACAGCCTGATGGACGCCCTGGCGGCGTTGGAGGAGCTGCGGAAGGTTCCAATGGCTCCCATGGAGCTGCTGCCGGCCGGGAAGCCGATCACCGGCGCGCAGTGCCGTGGCGGCCGGGCGATGACCGACACCCGTAACCAGCATTTGGCGGTGGCGTCGGGCGTCAACACAACGAAGATCTCGAAGTTCGAGCTGGGGGATCCTCCGAAGGACGTCAGGGACATCCTGGACCTCAGGAGCTCCCTGGAGGGTTTCGGGGCCATCTTCTATTCGAACGGAGCCGTGGGGAGTAAAAAGAAATGACCAAAGGCTTACCGATGGTGAGCGTGGGTCAGGCGATGGTCATGAGGATCATCGCCGAACACCCGGGAGAAGCATATGGTCGCGGGATAGCCAAGATGTGGAACTCGCTGATCGTACCCAAGAGGGTGACATGCGCACACGTCTATCAGACCATCATGAGGCTGAGGAGCCGGGATCTGGTGGAGCCTACCGGAGAATACAAGGTCGGGCCTCGTGGGGCTCCTGTGAAGCTCCTGAGGCTCACCGAGAAGGGGAGGGTCACCATGGAGATGGTGGACAAGATCTATGAGCTGACGTCCCAGGCGACTGATGGCAGGACTGTTATAAAGTGGGAGGTTGAGGAATGACGACACAGAACGCGATGATTGAGCAACAGACCGCTGACAAGATACGGGACCTGGAGTTGAAGGTCGCTCACCTCGAGCGGGCGGACGAGTACAGCAGGAAGGCGATCAACCAGTTGATAAAGACGCTGGAGGAGAAGCGGGAAATCGAACGGTCGAAGCGCGTCGAGGCAGAGCGGGAGGCATGCGCCAAGCTGGTCGAAGACGTGGCGGAGGCTATCAGGGGCAGCATAAGACCGAAGACGTTCATCGGGGCGCTGATGGCCGCAGAGGCAAAGGTCTCTCTGTTGGAGGACATCGCCAAAGGGATCAGAGCAAGGAGTTCGGAGACGAGCTCGACTGTGGAGGGTTGAGTTATGGAAAATCATGTGACCTGCGGTGAATGCAGGTTCTGGGGCAGGGCGAGGCAGGAGACCTGCGGGCATTGTCGAGCTCATCCTCCGATCTTGAGGGACGGGTCTGGAGCCATGGGAGACTGGCCCGGAACGAACTCAAAGAGCTGGTGCGGAGAAGGGGCTGCCAGGGGTGAGGGTGGGGACAGGTCCGTCGTCCCATCTATCCCGGTGGATGGGGTGGAGCTGGACGAGGAGGGCAGGGTCAAGACGGTGATCGTGACCAACCCAGGGCCGGCAGCTTCCTCTGCCCCGGTGGATGATGCGGGGCTGGGGGGTCACACGTGGGCCAGGAGCAAAGAAGCCGCCAAGGCGATCAGGGGGAGGAACAGTAAATGAAGAGGGAGCGGAAACGTATGGGAAAGACCCAGATCGTGGTCCTGAGGGCCATCAGGGACCATCCAAAGAAGGCCTACGGGAAAGGCATATTCGAGGTCACGGAAGGGCTGTTCATGGAACAGATCTACTTGGCGATAACCAGGATGAACAACAGCGGGCTGATCGAGCAGGCGGAAGAGGCCCCTGGCCACAGGGTGTTCTTCGGCAGCAGGCGGTTCCTTTATGCGATAACCGACAAGGGAAGGGAGGCCATAAGGAAGCATGAGGAGTCCGAACCAGGGGCAAGGGAGAATAAGATCGTCCTGGAAGAACGGGAGCGGTGCGCCAGGGTAATCGAGGGCGAGGGATCGTTCTTCGTCGGCGAGAGCCCCCAGGACAGAGCAGCGGCGGCCAAGGAGCTGGCTGACATCATACGGAGAGGGAAATGAAAGATACACAGAAAGACGCAGAGCGGAAGCCGACGGTGAGGGTCCTAGCGATGGAGAAGAAGGTCCTGGAAGAGCGCGAGCGCTGTGCGAAGCTGCTCGAAGACCGGGCGGAGTATCTGAAGGGGAAGGCGGTGACCATAGGAGATATGGTGCGGCTGGACGCGGCGGCTCTGGTTCTGAAAGATGCGGCGGAGATGATCAGGGGGAAGCCATGAGCAAGGCTCCAGTGACGAGGAAGCGGGCGATGTTCGTGAAGGACGCCGTCAGGCCCGAGGCGAAGCGGATGAATGCGGTGATGCCGAGCGAGTCAGAAGTACAACCAGAGCTCTGCCATGGTACCCCCTTACTCAACCAAGATGCTGGTGTCCGCCCGGTGGAGAAAGGGCATAAAGTGTCTGGTAAACACCAGATTAGTGTCAGTCCGACACCAGTGGTCAGCAAGACCGGAAATGCCGGAAGAGGCGAGGTGTTGGATCGACACTCGCTAAAAGAGGCTCTCCAGGTGTTGGGGTTGTCGCTGGCGGAGTTCTCGGTGCTGGCCAACACCCCTCTGGACACGGTGAAGGGCTGGTCCTCTGGCAAGACCAAGACGCCAGGGATCGCATTGGCCATGGTAAGGTTGCTGGCGCAGATGCGTTGAGAAGCCCGTAGAGGGGGTCTACACGGCCGAAGAGGGGGTGGCCGGTAGGGTAGTGAGGGTCAGATGCGTTTCGAGGCTCCTGGGGCAACCTGGGGGCCTTTTTTCGTATCTGGATTTTTTCTCCCAATATTTTTTGGAGACGGGTGGGGGGGGGTTCCAGATTTTTTCCAGAAATTTTTGGGTAAGTTGTTGGGATGATTGAGAAAGGGGGGGAGACCCTGATTTAACGTAGAGGCTCATGCCGGGAGGGTTCCCCGCCTGCCAGGGGGTCGACGGCTGGCCAGCCTGGGGACCACGTTATGGAAAACTGGCAGGGGGATGGCAGTGTTATGGAAAATCTCCCCGTGTATTATAATGTACCCGTTCTTTAAAGTGCTAAGGGCTTGATTCGCATAAGCTTTATTATGGAATATTCGTCTGGAAGAATGTGTGGTCATTAGACTATCGGAGTATATCGTGAGGTGGGGAGGGGTGCTATGTTCTGGTTGTCGGCCGGTGACGAGCTGGACGACAGCAGGGGTTGTAGTCGCACCGCTCACCAGAGACTTAACCGCTCACCAGAGACTTACCTCAACCCCCACGCTCAGACCTTCAACCAAGGAGACGCACAATGAACCATACTCCAGACCATACAGTAACCCTAGGCCAACGAGCCATCTACACGGCAGTTGCCCATAACGTGCAAGCCTTCAAACTCCGCATGATGATTGAGCGCATACGTGAGGCTCGCCGAGCTAAGCGTGACAGGCTTAGAGCTTCTACGGTTGAATTGATGAGGGCCATGATGCGCTAAGGGGGCTTGGCAGTGGGGGTTGTGGCCTTGGGCTGAGGCCCTGCCCCTATCACCAAACGTCCTGAAGCGAAGGGCCGAGCTTGATTTCACCAGTTTACGCAGTGCTCTTTGACATTGTAAATGATCCCTATCCTGCCGTGCGATGGCTGGTGTCGGGACTACCGATTGCGGGAGGTATCTCTCGTGTCCTTTGTGGACGCTGGCTCATTGGGAGACGGCGTTTTCAAGGGAGACTGAATTATGACTGCCACCAATCAAGTTGCTGTCGATCTTTCGAAACTCAACGGCAAGTCCCATGGTCCGGCTTTGCCGCCTTCCAAGCGCAAGGGGCCGTCTACTGTGAGCGGCGTTTTGCAGGACAAGCTTGACCGCGAAAACACCAAACGCAACGCCAAGCCTACCGGGCCGAAGTTGAAGCCTGAACCGATTGTTGAGGCTGTCGAAGTCGTTGCGCCGGTTGAGGCTTCTGAACCTGAGGCGGTTGCGGAAGCGGCCAAGCCTGAAGTTGTCGGCATAACCAACGAACAGTTAGCTGAGGCGCTGCGTCTCATCGGACTGGCCACCAAACAGCAGGCTGAGGCAATCCGTAAGGCCGCCGCAGAACGTAAGAAGGTTGCCCCGGAAGGCGAGAAAGTCAAGAAAGTGAAGGAGCTCACTCAGGCTCAGAAAGACAAGTTGGCCAAGGCTGAGAAGGCCGCTGAGACTTATTCGGTTACCTGCATGGCCGCTATGTCCTTCGTTGGCAAGGGCTTGGGCGAGTCCAAGAAAATGCAGACTGCCTTGGGAGTTTTGAGCCTGCCT